CTTGATATTTTCCCCGAGGGTAAAATTGATATTTTCGTCCGACTATATCTGCCGAGGCAGAGTCTCTTGCTTTTGTCTTGCCTCCTTTCAACATCTGCAAGAATTGAAGGAGTTTCCTGATGGCGATCTGGGTTCGCATAGATTCTGCCCCGACAAATGTAGTCGGAAACTCAATAAAACTTAAATGAAAGTGAGGTGATAGGGCTTGAAAGCTAAGGATATTTCCAATAAAGCTAAACCAAAGCGGACCAGAAGACGAGCTCTATCTCCAGAAGCTCGAGAACAGCAACTGATTTCATTAGCGATGGACGTCGCTGAAGAACAAATGGAGAATGGAACAGCCTCTTCTCAAATAATTACGCATTATCTAAAACTCGGAGCACTAAAAGAGCAACGAGAATTAGAAAAGACTGAGGCTGAAATAAAACTAATGAATGCTAAAATAAAAGCACTCGAACGAAGCGAGCTCATCGAAGAACTTTTCAAATCTGCTCTCGATTCTTTCAAAGTATACAGCGGTCAAACAGTTACTGCTGAAGATGAAGGAGTTGAGATTTATGAATAGATCATATTTGGAGCTAATAACGCTCAGCACTTTTGAAGAGCGCTTTGAATATTTAAAGCTTGATGGTATCGTTGGGGCCGAAACATTTGGATCTCATCGATGGCTTAATCAAATTCTGTATCGATCTCGTGAGTGGAGGCAAATTCGAGACAGAATAATAATGAGGGATAATGGATGTGACCTTGGAATTGAAGGACGCGATATTTTAAAGTATCCTTACATCCATCATCTCAATCCAATTACAAAAAAGCAGATCTTGGATAGAGATCCTGCTCTTTTTGATTTAGAAAATTTAATAACAGTTTCGTATGAGACACATCAGGCAATCCATTACGGGGATAAGTCAATACTTATGCTAGATCCGATTGAACGATTTGCAAATGATGTAGCACCATGGAGGATTTAGTTATGGACGAAAGTATTCTTAATTCCGTAAAGAAACTTCTCGGTGGATTAGTTCCCGAGTATACAGCCTTTGATGATCAGATAATCATGCATATCAATAGTGTCTTCCAGATTCTGTATCAACTTGGCGTTGGACCAAGTGTTCCGTTTGTAATAGAAGATGACACAGCTATTTGGACTGACTTTACAGATGATATGCCTACACTCTCTATGGTGAAGAGTTATGTCGGACTTAAGGTTCAGCAGATGTTCGATCCTCCACAGTCCGGAGCGGTTGCCGAAGCAGCTAAGAGAATGATAGATGAACTTGAATGGAGATTAAATGTACAAGTTGATCCACTAACAACTTTTATAGGAGAAGAATGATGGGTTACTACGATTTATATTTTAATAATATTGTTGACGATAACAATGAATATGAACTCTACCACCATGGCGTTAAAGGTCAAAAGTGGGGAGTAAGAAGAGATAAATACTTAGCAAAGATGGCCAGAAACCAGGCTAAGATCGACAAACTTGATAAGAAGCTCCATACGACTGGAGCACTTAAAAGAAAGCAGAGAGCTGCGAAAGCCCAGGCCAAACTCGATAAGTATGAGCGTCGAGCAGCTAAGGCTAGATTAAGACTTGCCAAAGGTAAGAATATTAGTAATCGTCAGCAGAAAGCCATCATTAAGGCCGAAAGGTACAAAGCTCAGGTGGCTAAGAATTCTCAAAAGAACGATAAATGGGAAGCGGGCATTGCTAAGCTCGAACGCAAGAATGCAAAACTGCAGAAGCGCGTCGATCGTCTTAATAAAAAGATCGCGAAAGAACAGCTTAAATCGGCTGAGACTCAGAAGAAAGTTGAGACTGGCAAAAAGGCAATTTCAAGCAATCCGAAAGTTAAAGCAGCTATGAAACAGAAATTATAGGTGATCAAAATGAAAGATTATGAACTTTATCACCATGGTGTAAAAGGCCAGAAGTGGGGTGTAAGACGAACTGCTGCTCAGTTAGGACATCGAATTGCTAAAGCTGGTAAAGTGGCTAAGCAGTTTGCTAGTAAACAGACTACAAAAGCAAAGAAGGCTATTGTCACTTCTGCAAAACAATATCAGAAAGAAGCAAAAGAAAAACGATACTATAAAAAGCTTCATAAAAAGAAACTTTCTCAGATGACAAATAAAGAAATAGAGGATCTAACAAAACGTGTAAAGGTTGAAGCAAATCTCAAAGATGCAAAGTATGATCTTCGTGTTAAGAATGGTGTACGGTTCTATAAAGATGTTGCTCAGCAACCAGTAAATAGTTTTGCTAATACTCTTGGATCGAACATTGCTAAAAAGATTACAGGTCAAAATCTTAATAAAGGAGACGACAAAAAGAAAGACTAACAAGAGGTGAGCAAAATGGGTAAGCTTTCGAATACCGCGACTCCTATATACTACGGACAGTTTCGAGATGAAGTATTAAAGGGAAATATCCCGGTATGTCGAGAGATTGCGATGGAGATGAATCGTATTGACGATCTCATTGCCAATCCAGGAGTCTACTATGACGAGGACGCAGTCAAGGGGTTTATTGCTTACTGTGAGAATGAGCTTACTTTAACTGATGGATCTGCAATGGAACTTCTTCCGACCTTTAAACTCTGGGCGGAACAGATATTCGGTTGGTATTATTTTGTGGAAAGAAGTGTCTATGTACCAGATGAAAACGGAAAAGGACATTACGCTACAAAACATATCAAGAAACGTCTTATTAATAAACAGTATTTGATAGTAGCAAGAGGTGCTGCAAAGTCTATGTATGGATCATGCTTGCAGAACTTCTTTCTGAATGTCGATACTTCAACTACTCACCAAATTACTACCGCTCCTACAATGAAACAGGCCGAAGAAGTTCTTTCGCCAATACGGACATCAATTACAAGGGCTCGAGGGCCCTTTTTTAAGTTTCTCACAGAGGGATCGGTTCATAATACAAAAGGCGGTAGTGTTAACAAGGCCAAGTTAGCAGCAACTAAAAAGGGTATTGAAAACTTTATGACTGGATCATGGCTTGAGATTAGACCAATGACAATTAATAAGTTACAAGGGCTTCAGTGTAAGGTTGCCACTATCGATGAATGGCTATCTGGTGATCTGCGAGAGGATGTTGTCGGCGCTATTGAACAAGGAGCATCTAAAGTAGATGACTACATTATAGTTGCTATTAGTTCAGAGGGAACTGTCAGAAACGGAGCAGGCGATACAATCAAAATGGAATTAATGGACATCTTAAAGGGTGACTATATTAATCCTCATGTATCGATTTGGTGGTATAGACTTGATGACATTCAGGAAGTTGCAGATCCTGCGATGTGGATTAAGGCCAATCCTAATCTTGGTCGAACTGTATCTTATGAAACCTACCAATTAGATGTTGAAAGAGCCGAGAAAGCACCGGCATCAAGGAATGACATACTAGCTAAGAGATTTGGTATTCCGATGGAAGGTTATACTTATTACTTTACATATGAGGAAACGCTTCCGCATCGTTATAGGACCTATTGGCAAATGCCTTGTGCAATGGGCGCAGACTTGTCTCAAGGAGATGACTTCTGTTCATTCACTTTTCTTTTTCCCTTGGCTAATGGAGATTTTGGAGTTAAGACGAGAAATTACATTTCTGAGAATACTCTAATAAAATTACCAGCTGCCATGAGACTTAAATACGACGAATTTATGAAAGAAGGTACTTTGATTGTAATGCCAGGCACAATTCTTGACATGATGGACATCTACGATGATCTAGATCAGTTCATTATTAGCTGTGGTTATGATGTAGTGTGTTTTGGTTATGATCCATACAACGCAAAAGACTTTGTTGATAGATGGACGAGGGAAAACGGACCATTCGGAGTAGAGAAAGTTATACAAGGAGTTAAAACTGAATCGGTTCCACTTGGAGAGCTTAAGAAACTTTCGGAAGATAGACGACTTCTGTTTGATGAAGCGTTAATGACCTTTGCTATGGGTAATTGCATTACGCTTGAGGATACAAATGGAAATCGTAAGCTTTTAAAGAAGAGACAGGATGCAAAGATCGATGCTGTTGCAGCAATGATGGATGCATTTATCGCTTACAAGTTGAATCGAGAGGCTTTTGAATAGAGAGAGGTTAACAAATGAGTGTTGGATCACGACTTCAACATGCGTGGAATGCTTTTTTTAATAAGGACCCCACGCTTGATACATCCAGAACATTAGATTCTGGAGCAGCTTATGCTTCTAGACCTGATCGAGTTCGATTTACCCGTGGTAATGAGAAATCAATTATAACAGCAGTATTTAATAGAATAGCTTTAGACACAGCGGCCATGTCAATCGAACATGTAAGACTCGATGACAATGACCGCTATATTTATTCAATGCCTTCGAAATTAAATAACTGTTTAACCCTAGAAGCTAATATTGATCAAACGGGAAGAGCTCTTATTCAGGATGTTGTAATGTCGATGTTGGATGAAGGCTGTGTGGCAATCGTCCCGGTTGATACGACATATGATCCTTCTAAGACCGATTCCTATGACATCGCTTCTCTTCGTGTTGGCAAGATCGTAACTTGGTATCCACAAATGGTTACGGTTAGGGTGTATAACGAGCGAAGCGGAAAGAAAGAGGATATTACTCTACCTAAGAAACTTGTAGCGATTATCGAGAATCCTCTTTATGCAGTTGTAAATGAGCCGAATTCTACTTTGAAAAGACTTATTTACAAGATGAATTTGTTGGATGTGCTGGATGAACGTAATAGTTCAGGGAAACTGGACTTAATCATTCAGCTTCCATATGTTATCAAGACTGAAGCGAGGAAACAACAAGCTGAGACGAGACGTAAATCTATAGAAGATCAGCTTGTCGGATCCAAGTACGGTATTGCTTACACAGATGGTACGGAACGAATCACACAGTTGAATCGTCCGGTGGAAAACAATTTAAGTGCACAGGTTAATGATCTTACGAGCATGCTATACAGCCAGTTAGGGATTACCGATACGATCTTAAATGGTTCCGCCGACGAACAGACTATGATGAATTACTATTCTCGCACCATCGAACCGATACTAGCGGCTATCACTCTTGAGATGAGACGGAAGTTCTTAACTAAGACCGCCAGATCTCAGAAACAGTCGATAGTATTTTTTAAGGATCCATTCAAACTTGTTCCAGTTACTGAAATTGCTACTATTGCTGATACGTTCACTCGTAATGAGATCATGACTTCAAACGAGGTCAGACAGATTATAGGCATGAAGCCTTCTAATGATCCAACGGCGGATGAACTTAGGAACAAGAACCTATCTGTTCCCTCGGATCAGCAAGGGGAACCAATTGAAGAATCGATCATCGAAGATGAGGTAAACGAACCATTGTAACAGAAGGGAGAATTATTCAAAATGGGTAGAAAACAACATTACGATTTTGGTGGCTGGGCTACTCGCAATGACATTGAATGCTCCGATGGAAGAACAATCAGAAAAGACGCGTTCATTGACAATGACGGTATGACAGTACCACTTGTATGGGGGCATAGGCATGGAGAGCCGGATAAGGTTCTTGGCCATTGCGACCTTGAGAATCGTCCAGAAGGTGTTTACACCTGGGGTTATTTTAACGACACGCCGCAGGGCAAGAATGCAAAGGCACTTGTGATGCATGGCGATGTTGAATCTCTGTCTATCTATGCAAATCAGCTCCAGCAGATTGGAACTAATGTAATGCATGGTCAGATAAGAGAAGTCAGTCTTGTACTCGCCGGAGCAAATCCCGGTGCTTACATAGATGATGTTATTCTTCACGGCGAAGGAGTTGGTCCGGAAGCTGTTGTGTACACAGGCCTTCCTCTTGAGATCGCGCTCGAAGAATCTACAAGTGATGCTATCGAGCATGCTGACAAAGAAGAAGCTCCTAAGGCTGAAGAAAAAGAGACTCCTAAAGAAGATAAGAAAGAGGAGTCAACAAAAACCGTAGAAGAGGTCGTTGACACGATGAATGATGAGCAGAAAGAAGCTCTTTATGCTCTTGTTGGTGCTGCTCTCGAAAGCGGAGTTGAAGATGACGACACTGATGATGAAGAAGGAGAAGACACAGAAATGAAACACAACGTATTTGACACACCTGAAGACGCTGTTATGACTGGTGATGAGCTCATGCACGGTGACGACATCGTAGCTATCGGCAATGAGCTGTGCCACGCTGCATTCAGCGACGTAAGAAACTATGGCGGATCATTCCGCGAATCTTTCCTCGCACATGCTGAAGATCAATATGGAATTGGCAGCATCGAGGTACTTTTCCCGGATGCTAAGACTCTCGACTCACATCCCGAGTTTATAAAGAGAGAAGATGCATGGGTATCTACAGTAATTAATGGAACAAAACACCTTCCGTTCTCAAGAGTAAGGACTATCTTTGCTGATATTACGGAAGAAGATGCTAGGGCCAGAGGTTATCTCGAAAAGGGCAAACTGAAGAAAGAAGAATTCTTTAGTCTTGCTAAGAGAGAGACAAGACCTACAACAATCTACAAGAAACAGAAACTTGATAGACAGGACATTATCGATGCTACAACTCTCGATATTGTAAGCTGGCTCTGGACTGAGATGAGAATAATGCTCAATGAGGAAATCGCAAGAGCTATTCTGATTGGCGATGGAAGATCTAACGTCAGCCAGGATAAGATCGATGAGAACTGCATAAGACCTATCGTTTCCTCAGAGGAGCTGTTCTGCGTAAAGAAGAATTTCACTGATGATGAAATCGCCACACCTGACGTAATGATCGAAGCAATGAGTAAAGCTCATAGAGATTATAGAGGAACTGGTGCTCCTGTGATGTTTATGGCTCCTTCACTTCATTCTGATCTGCTCTGGGCTAGAGATGGTCTCGGTCATAGATACTATGTAACAGATGCTGAACTTTGCTCTGTTCTGAGAGTATCCTCAATCGTTGAAGTTCCTCTGATGGAAGATCTTATAGTCTCCGAGACTATTGAGGGAGTCACTACAAACTATGATATTTATGCTATCAAAGTTAATCTGAAGGATTATTCCATCGGTACAGACAAGGGTGGCGAGATCACAACCTTCGACGACTTCGACATTGACTACAACCAGTATAAGTATCTGATCGAGGGTAGAATGTCCGGTGCTCTGACAAAATGGCATTGCGCTCAGGTATTCAGAAAAGCTAAGTAACTAGGAGATTGATATGAAATGGTACGGTAAAATCGGCTATGCGCTGACGGAAGATAATGGAGATGGCGTTTGGACTCCTACGATGACCTGGAAAGAATATTATGGAGATGTCCAACGATATTCAAGGCGAGTTGAAAACGCCACGTCTATTAATGACAATCTTAATATCGGTAATACGATCAGTATTTTAGCCGATCCGTACGCTTTCAAGAACGCTGGTTATATGAAGTGTATAGAATGGATGGGTGCTCTTTGGGAGATTTCATCAATTGATATTTCTTACCCAAGATTAGTGCTAAATATTGGAGGTGTATATAATGGGGACACGACTGGATTTACAGCGTCGGTTTGAAGAGATTTTAGGATCTAAAAATGTATATTTTCAACCGCCAGAATCGATCAAACTAAAGTACCCATGTATCATCTATTCTCTTGCAGACATTTATACACGAAATGCTGATGACCAGCATTATTCACTACAAAAAGTTTACAACATAACAGTTATTAGCAGGGATCCCGACAACACAATTGCCGAATCCCTTTTAGATTACCCTAAAACAAGGTTTGATAGACGTTATGTTGCAGATAATTTGTATCATGATATTTTGACGATTTATTACAAAGCTTAATTATTTAGGAGGTTTTAAATAATGAGACTTGCATGGGATGAGGATACCAAACGTCTGTATGAAACCGGTACTAGGAAGGGCGTTCTGTATCCTATGGGCACCACAGGTGCATATGAAAACGGTGTTGCTTGGAATGGTCTCACCGCTGTAACAGAATCTCCGTCCGGAGCAGAAGAGACAGCTCTGTACGCAGATGACGTAAAATATTTGTCAATGAGATCAAAGGAAGAATTTGGCGGAACTATTGAAGCTTATACATATCCCGATGAGTGGGCAGAGTGTGATGGTTCTGCACAGCTTGCCGGAGCTCCTGGCGTAATGGTTGGCCAGCAGACAAGAAAGAAATTTGGTCTTTGTTACAGAACAGCTATTGGTAATGACGTTGAAGCAGACGATTATGGCTATAAACTGCATCTAGTTTATGGCGCTCAGGCGTCCCCTTCTGAGAGATCATATGCAACAATCAATGATTCTCCGGAAGCTATTACATTTAGCTGGGAATTTACAACAACTCCAAAAGACTACGATGGTGATAATTTGGGCCTTAAACCAACAGCCATTGTTACGATCGATTCCACGAAGGTAAGTGGTGCTACAGCAGCTGAGAGAGAAGCAGTAATGAAAAGGCTCGAAGATGTTCTTTACGGAACCGAGACCAATGAACCAAGACTTCCGCTTCCTTCTGAACTCGCTGGTATCATGTATCCTGGCTCAGTAACATACACAGTTACTTATAATGCTAATGGCGGAACTGGAACGATTACTCCAGTATCGGTTACAGCTGGTGAATCCATTACACTTAATGATGGAACAGGTCTTACTTCTCCAGAGGGTAAGGAATTCCTTGGCTGGGCAAAATCATCAACTGCTCAGACACCAACTGTGAATTCGCCGTTTAAACCAACAGGCGATACCGCATTGTATGCAGTATGGGGCGACCTGTAATAAGGTCTTTTAAAAATCAAGGGGTCGTGCTTTAACCGTACGGCCCCTTTTAATTTTATTTGAAAGGAGAAAACAATGTACGTAAAAGAGATCGAATACACTGACTTTAACGGAGCCCCTAGAAAAGAGAAATTCTATTTTAACTTGACAAAAGCCGAGATTCTCGAACTTGAGCTTGGGAAGGCCGGAGGTCTTACAGAGTACATGAAGAAGATTCTTGAAGCTCAAGATACTCCGACGATTATGTCAATATTCAAAACCCTTCTGCTTAAATCGTACGGTATTAAATCTGATGATGGTAGGAGATTTATAAAGAATGATCGGGTTCGAGAAGAATTTGAACAGACTCAGGCTTTTTCAGAACTTTACATGCTTTTAGCTCTTAATGATGAAGAGGCTTCGAAATTTATAAATGGCGTTGTTCCGGAGGAATTAAATGTTTCGGAAGAACAGAAACAAAAATATGTCAAGGAGTTGATACCGGCAAAAGTAGAAACTACCGAGACAGCTGAGTAAGAGAGGTGCGAGGATGCTCCAAATAACTATCCCGGAAACAGAGTTGTTCGATGAGACACGTCAAGAATTTATCTACGTGGATAAGCCGGTTACGATTACTTTGGAGCATTCTCTTGTCTCTATTTCAAAATGGGAATCTAAATGGAAAAAACCATACATTTCTGATGAAGAGAAAACAGTCGAAGAAGTAATCGATTACATAAGATGTATGACAATTACGCAGAATGTAAATCCTGATATTTACTATGCTTTAAACTCAGAACATTTTAAAGCGATTGAGGAATACATTAACGATCCTCACACGGCAACTACTTTTACAGAATTAGGAAAACCAAAGAGAAGCAGGGAAGGAGTTACTTCAGAACTTATTTATTATTGGATGTGCGCTTATCAGATTCCATTTGAGGCTCAAAAGTGGCATTTTAACAGATTAATGACACTTATAAGAATCGCAGGAATTAAGAATAGTCCAGAAACAAAAATGAGTAAATCCGACATATTTAAAAGCCAGCGTGAGCTTAATGCTTTACGACGAGCTAAAAGTAAAAGCAGAGGATAGAATCAATGAGCGGTATAAAAATTGTTTCTCATGGCTCATTCGAAAAAGCCACAGATTATTTAGAACGATTAAAGATGTTGAAGTACGATCGTATTCTCAAGATCGCAGGACAAAAAGGAGTTGATGCCTTACGAGCCGCGAGTCCAAGAGAAACAGGAGAACTTTCAAATTCTTGGGAGTATCGAATTATTCAAGAAGGCAGTACAGCTAGGATTGAGTGGCATAATACCGATATTGAAGGTGGTTATAGCGTGGCTTTATTAATACAGTATGGTCACGGCACAAATAATGGTGGCTATGTACCACCACAAGATTACATAAATCCGGCAATTGAGCCAATTCTTGAAGAGATCTCAAGACAGATAGGAGAGGAGGTTAAACGTATATGAGTCAAGTTATAGACACTAAAGTTGTCGAAATGCAATTTGACAATTCAAAGTTTGAAAAGAATATTCAGACTAGTTTAAACTCCCTCAAATTCCTAAACAAAACAGTAGAAGATGCTGGAAAGAATAGAAATTCATTAGATGGATTGGCAAAAGCTGGTGATCAGGTAAGCCGATCTTTTGAAAACATGAACATGAAGTCCCGCATCAGTTTTAATATGATGGATATGCTGGCTGGTGTTGGAACCAAAGCATTCAATAGGATCTCCGACGCGGTAGCTGGTTTTACAATGAACCTGGCAAACTCACTTTCTGGAATGCAGGCGATGCGGGACGGCTTTGCTGAGTATGAACTCAAAATGGGTTCTGTTCAGACCATGCTTGTTGGTGCAAAAATAATCGATCCCAGCACATTAAAAGCTACGACTGATGAAGCTAGAAGGCTCGAGATTATTAATGATGAGCTTGAAAAACTAAATGCCTATTCCGATAAGACTATATATTCTTTTAAGGATATGACGTCTAATATCGGCAAATTTACAAACAATGGTGTCGAATTACACGATGCTGTTCAGGCAATCCAGGGTGTTGCTAATGTTGCTGCTGCAGCTGGAGCTAATTCGAGCGAAGCATCTAGAGCAATGTACAATTTCTCCCAGGCTTTATCATCCGGAGCTGTAAAGCTAATTGACTGGAAATCAATTGAGAATGCTAACATGGCTACTCAAGATTTTAAGCAACAGCTTCTTGATACTGCTCAAGCTTTAGGAACCGTTACTAAGAACGGTAATGAGTATGTTAGTACAACGAAGGATCTTCAGGGAAAAGTTTCCGACGCTTTTACTAAGACAAAGGGATTTAACGATTCGCTTTCACATCAGTGGATGACAACAGAGGTTCTAACTCAAACATTAAAGAATTATTCTACTGACGTTCGCGATATGAGCGATATTGCATTAGATAAGTATAAAAAAAGTTTGCTTGAACTTGGATATACTTCGAAGCAAGTTAATAGAATTATAGAAAATAGTAGAAAAGCTTTTGAGGCTGCTACCGAAGTTAAGACTTTCTCTCAGATGATCGATACTTTGAAAGAGTCTTTAGGTTCTGGGTGGGCCAAGACATGGGAAATAGTCATTGGCGATTTTAATGAAGCTAAGAAACTTTTTACTGATCTTAATAATACGATTGATGGACTTCTTTCTCCGATAGGCAATGCTCGTAATGCTATTCTACAAATGTGGAAAGATAATGGCGGAAGAGATGCCATGATCAAAGCATTTGCCAACCTATATCATGCTATTCAAAATCTGTTTGATCCGATTAAACAATTATGGAAGGCATTAACGCCTAATACAAGTACTGCCGGAAAAGCTTTAGCGACAATCTCGAAAGCTTTCGAGAAATTTACCGGAGTTATTAGAAGAGCGTCCAAAGTAATTGCTAAAGTATTGTCAGGACTTCTTTTACCATTCGCTCTCCTTGGAAGATTTGTTGGAAATACACTTGCTAAGCTTATTAAATTAATTAAATCAGGTTTTTCTAAAATTTTGAAATTTATAAAGCCTGTTGGTGATGCATTTACGAAATTTGGAAAAACTATATCCGATATTTTCAATAAACAGTTTGTCTCTAGAATTAACGATGCTTACAAAAGTATTGTGAATTTTTTCGATGGACTGAAATCACGAATTAAAAGTAGTTCCTCTGTTCAGAAGTTGATCGCATCATTTTCAGAGTTAAGAGAAATTATTAATAATCTGTTTTCACGAGTTTTACAGAATGCAAGTAATTATGCCGTGCATTTCATTTCATATTTAAGAAGGTTGTGGATGGCTATCACGCCGCTTGTGTCTTCAGTAATTATAAATCCTCTTAAATCTCTTGGCGGAATGATTCTTCCAAAACTTGGAAGAATACTAGAATCTGTTGCTAATAAGATTAAGGCTTTTGGTAATATTATCAAAAATCTAAACATTAAGAATAGCGGATTCTACAAAGCGCTCTCCAGTTTACCTGAAAATATTAGCGGTCTTGCTAAGAATAAAACTTTTAAGACTATAGCTACTGAAATTAAGAATTTCGGATCAGAAGCTTTGACTTTCTTAACTGGAAAGTTCGAAGCACTTAAAGCTTCATTAGGAAGCATTAAGATGCCAAACGGTCTAAAAGATGTCTTTGAGAATGTTAAGAATTTCATCAAATCTATATTTGGTGAAGATTCGGTTAAAGATAAGTTGTCTGAAACTATGGACAAGGCTGTTGCTTCAACCGGGGAGATAAGTGGAGAGAAATCTGGAGAAAAACTAACATTATTCCAGAAATTCCTTAGTGGTATAACAGATGCATTCAATTTCTTCAGGACTGCTGCTGAAAAGGCTACAAAAGCACTTGGAGATTTTATAGGATTTATCGTAGCAAATACTCCTAAGGCATTTACGGCAATACATAATTTCTTAGCCGGAGATGATGGAATTCTGACGTTAACAGATTTTGCAGATATATTCTATGTAATTTCTGAGGCGTTAGGTAATTTATCTCTCAAATTTGGAATCGGAGCCTTCGGCAAAGGAGCTGGTGCAGCACTTAGTGGTATAACTGATAGTGTTGGTGATCTAACCATGGCCGTTACTGATTTTCTTAAGAAAACAAGTAATAGCATGAAAATGAATGCCGTTAAAAACTTAGCTATTGCGATTGGTATTCTTGCCGGATCAGTCTATTTACTATCAAAAGTACCATGGCAAAAATTGGTATTAGCAACAAGTGTTATTATTGCCCTTGGTTATGCATTATCGAAATTCTTCGATATAATTTCCAGTGGTAACATGGATATTAGTAAGACTGCTGGTAATTTATCCATAGGAGCTATGCTATTGGCATTCGGAGCAGCAATGGTCGGAGTTGCAGCATCGATAGGTGTGCTTGTAGGAGCATTAGCCATATTCCCGAAGGTTATCAAACAATACAATAATCTCGGTGAAGATTTCAGAACTGGAATGGATCGAGTTAAAGAAGTTCTATCCGAGATATTTGAATACATAAATTCTTCCATGAATGGAAAGTATAGCTTGAGAGTTGCTGGATCACTTCTTGGTTTGGTCATGGCTCTTAGCCAGATGCAAAAAGTAATAACAAAGTTCGCTAGTAAAAAAATGGGGAAAGCCATGGCTGACGGACTTTCTAGAATCCAAGAAGTTATGGATATTCTTGCCGGATTCTTTAACTCAATATCCTTAGCATCTTTCTCGTTCATAAATATAGGAATAGACTTCGATATGCTTGGGATGGCGGCGATGATCTGGGCTCTGGGTGGCATGATTCAAAAGATCCAGCCGGCTATAACGGAGATGGCTAAACTATCACCTAGTGAATTTACAACTGGGTTTGGTGCATTTACTGTAATCATGACTGAACTCGCACTATTCCTTGGTGGACTAGGCGCCTTGAACAAAATTCAAATAGGCGCCAGCTTTGGTGAATGGATTGGCATGGCTGCTAATATTGCTATATTGGCGTCTGCTATCAGTACAGTTGTATCAAGTCTAAAGACTATAACCGAATTAGTTGGAAAAGATGAAGCCAACTTTGATAAGGCCCTTAGTGCCCTTCGAGGTATATTTATAGAATTAGGGGCTGTTCTTGCTGTTGTTGGGATATTTGAACCTAAGGCTGCTACTGGAACTTTGTTCGGATTATCGTTGTGCATAGGCGTTCTTACGGCTTGTGTTGTTGCATTGGTACCACTAGCAAATCATCATCCAGATGCATTACGCGGTTCAGTTGTTGCACTTGGCGCTTTAATGTTAGCTCTTGGTGCAACTATGTGGCTTACTAGCCAGGCTGCCAATAAAACATCAATTGGTGACATCGTTAAGATGATAGCGGTAGTTGGTGCGATGACAGTATTAACTATGGCGATACGTCGATTAGCTAAGTCTGGAGCATCTGAAGGAAGTATTGTAGCGGCTGGATTTGCAATAGGTGGGGCGGCCATAGCTATTGCTGGAGCAATGGGAATTTTAGCGGCTATACCGGCAATACCATTAAGTGTTTTGGCCGGACTTGCTTTACTTACAGCTGCTATATGGGGTGTAGTGTATGCCATAAGAGCCTTTAAGGATACTCCTAGTGATATGGCAACTGCTTCCGAAAATGTGTCTAATAGCGCTAAGGAAATGGAAGAGGCTGTCGGCGATAGCACTAATAACATGGCCACATTGGCTAAGGATGCTCTACCACAAGTTTTTAAGGATCTTGGTGATTCTATCGCTAATACTCTTAAAGAAACATTTGGAAACATTGACTTAGGTGAAGCTATTCGTAATGCAATAGAGGCTGTTAAGACCGATGCAAAGAATTGGGGTCAGGATTTCATCGATGTTGGCACAAACATCGTCGATGGTATTTCGACAGCTATATCAAATCCTGCGAATGTGGCGAAAGTTAAATCTGCAATAACAGGATTAGGCCAGGCATTACTCGATTCCTTTAAGCTCTTCTTTGGTATTGCATCACCATCAACTGTAATGCAAGCACAAGGTGGATTCATCATAGATGGTCTCGTTCAAGGTCTTATGGAATTCCCATCAAAACTTGCAGGCTGGGCTGAGGCAATTGGCGCTTTCATAAAAGAAGGAATTAGCGGACTTGTTAACGGCGCTATCGAAAAAGGTAAATCATTCGCTTCTAATCTTGGCCAGGGAATTCAAAATGGGAAAGAAGCAGTTGCGAAGAAAGCATCCGCTTTAGGACAAGCCGCTGTTAATAAAGTTGGTAAGGCTAAAGAATGGGCTCAAAAGGCTACTGCTTCTGCGAATTCATATGGCGCTAGACTTCGTGCCAGTAAAAATCCAATTGCAAAAGCAGCTGGTACGATGATTGTTGGAGCTACTAATCATGTTCAGAAGACCGCTAGTATATTCTCTAAAGCATCGTCTGCCGCGTCTGCTAAATTCTCATCAGAGTTAAATAAAGGTAAGGGACCTGCTAAATCTGCTGCTGCAGCTCTTGTTGCTGGAGCTAAATCGGCATTTAATTCCATATCATCTTCCTTTAGATCATATGGTGTATCCGCAGCACAGGGATTCCGCAATGGTATTGCTAGTCTTATAGCCAGCGTCGCTGCCAAAGCTAGAGAAATGGTTGCCTCTGCAAAAGCCGCAGCTAAAGCTGAGCAGAATTCCAACTCACCTTCAAAAGATTTTATGGAATTCGGTGGATGGGCAGCTGAGGGTTATGCTATTGGTATGACAAATAGAAAGAGTTCATCTCTTATAGAGAGTAATGCTAAAAAGATGGTTGACTCGGCTAAGAACATAGCAGCGTCAACATCTTTCGGTGTTAGTCCATTAGGTTTGGATTCTAACCCGGCGCTAAAATCATTAGCTTATACAATGGGGGTGATCTCTGATTCGCTGGATAACTCTATCGATTCAAATCCAAGAATTCGACCAGTTATAGATATGAGTAATGTCGATCATAATTCATCTATAATTGATGCGATGTTCGGTGATAAGAATTTTAATGCTAATGTTAATGCCGCTTTTGCTCAAAATGGGTTCGACCAGACTATGGCCAAGAAGCAAGCAATGATGTCGATGCAGTCAATCGATAAACTATCAAATAAAATTGACAGCATGACCGAGACCATGAATTCCAGATCACTTAATATCTATAACACTATTGACGGAGCATCCGATCCTGAGGCATTTGCTGATGGACTTCTCCAGAGTTTCAAGTTGAATGCGAGGACGGTATAATGGCTGATTTATCAAAAACACAAACTAAAAAAGTGTCAGGCCTCAAAATTTCGAGGGAAGGATATAAATTTACAGCATCATGGTCAAGAGATACAGAAGCTGGCGACCATGATGCTATGGTCTATATAAAAACAGCGGCTGGCTCAGGAAATGGTTGGTCTAAAGTAGATATAAACGGAAGCGCAGAAGGTACTGTAAAAGATTTAGGAGCCAATACTTCTCAATATACATACACTATAAACCCAAATAACTATTGGCCTTTAAATCCCACAGGAAAACATTTATATGCTGTAAGGATAAGCATTCGTCAACGATGGAAAACGAATAAACAAAAACAAATAAAATATTCCAATAGTGAATGGGCTGACAAATCTTACGATATAAAAACGCCCGGTAATCCGAAATATGTAGCCCCGGCTATGTATAATAGTTTACCAGATCGATTTACTTATTCATGGGATCAGAATAATACCGACGATCATATGATATTTACGCGTTTTCGCGTTCAGACAGTTTTAATGGATCCCGGCGTTTCTCCAGATTGGAGTTTAGTTTCATCACAGACTATAACTAAATATAACACAAGTGACCCAACCACAAGACTAGACAATCAACCATCAGAATGGGTTACTAATGACACCGGAGTTATAATCGCTGAAACCCAAGAAACATTAAATGCTAACAGAGTACGTTATTTAAGAGTTTGCGCACAGGGAATCGAGGGAGAGTCAGGTTGGACCGAAAGTTATCACGCTTTTGGAGCTTCTGTGCAAGCTGAGGTTAACTCGGATGTTGCTGGTTATTCTGTAGATTCCAATAATGGAACTGTCACAGGAGGTATATCATTCCAAATTGCCGATGGTCCCAGAGAAACTGATGGTGTACCAGACACCGCAGAATTACAATATGCCATAACAAATCCATCCATTTCAACTGATTTTTACCCCTATACAGGAGGCTCGGGGGAGGGTGCATTACATCCGACGATATCTCTACCTAATAATTTTAATAGTTGGGAAACGGAGCGTTCATTCAGTCCAACAAAAAATCAAGACCTTATGACATTTAATTGTCCTCGTAAACCAAACGAAGATGAGTGTTTGTTTGTCAGATTAAACACCAAAAAAGACGGGTTTACAACTTATGGCGTTCCAACATTTTTATGGCAATCAAATATGTCATCTGGAAAAGCTGCAGATTTATATTTGACACCACCTCGTCTAGTTTCCGTGGAAGCAAACCCTACAACCCATAAAGTTACTGTTCAAATCGAAAATAACACCAACCTTGTTAATAATAAGTCGTTTGTAGCTGTTTATTATCGAACGTTAAGCGATCAGACGATTAGGGGCCCATATGGGATCATTCCATATGGTACAACTTCTGCTACAATAACTCTACCGGAATGGAAAGCAGATGATATTTTATCAATAGGTATAAAAACCATGGTCGCTGGATGGGAACCCGCTCAAGAATCGGGGCAGCCGGTTGTAAAACTTGATACTCCAATTTCCTATACTATATATTCTCCATTAATGGAATCTAGAGGCATAGTATGGGAAGATACGGCCGTCCCTCTTCCACCAAGTAATATAAGTGTAAGAAAAGATGGCTCTGGTACGGCATTTATTTCGTGGCAGAACAATTGGGCTGACTCAACAGGAGCTGAGATATCTTGGTCGGAAGATAAACGAGCATGGGACTCAACAAATGAACCTTCTACTTACACTGTTGAAAATATAGATGCTTCTCATCGATATATTACAGGTCTAAGCGCAGGAGAATGGTATTTTAAAGTACGTTTGCTACGAAAAGTAGATAATAATATTACTATTTATGGGTCGTATTCTGATCTTATAGGCCCTCTTAATATGTCAGAGGCTCCTGATATTCCAACATTGATAGTCGATGATTCGGATGATGTTTTCACTGTAGATGAGGAGGTTACAGTACGTTGGGGTTTCAGTTCTAATGATGGAACATCACAAGGTTTTGCAGAACTGGCTGAAGCTACAAAGCAAAATAATACTTGGACGTACACCCAATTACGAAATGCTGTAGTAACGACAGCGACTAAATTCTCTTTTCGTCCGAAAGATTATAATTGGGTAGACGGGTCGACACATTTCATATCCGTGAGGGTTAAATCTGACCAGGGTGTATTATCTGACGGTTGGAGTAATCCTATTGCTATAAATGTTGCGAAGAAACCAGTTATAAATATTACAGGGATTGGTACTACCATATCGGATACAACTCCTCTACATCCTAAACGTATCGACATTTCAAATCCTGGCGAAGATCCTGATTATATTACTACATTATCGCTATGCAAATTACCATTAACTTTTTCAGTGGCAGGGGCAGGTAATGGCGGTAGGACCTTAGTTGTTATTCGTAGGGCCGAAGATTTTGACCTAGATAGACCTGATGAATCAAAAGACAAGGGTTTTGATGGCGAAACTATTGTGTCTTATGAAATGAATAACATCTCGGATACCGCCGCGATAAGTATTGGATTATCAGACATTATTGGACATTTAGATGATAGATGTTCTTATGAAATGATCGTGTCCGTTATCGATTCTTATGGTCAATCAGTATCTGCCAATCCTATAGTATTTAGAGTTAATTGGGATCTTCAAGCTTTCATACCAACCGCAGTTGTTAATATTGATACGGAAAATGAAATAGCAACTATTCGGCCAATAGCAAAAAGAACTGGACAAGGAGATGTATGTGATATTTATAGACTTTCAGCGGATAGACCTCAGTTAATTGGGGAAGGACTAGCTTATGGTGTAACATACGTTGATCCGTATCCAACTCTTGGTCGTTTTGGTGGCTATAGAATCGTATGTCGTACAAAATTTGGAGATTATACAACTGCCGAAACTCATTTAGCTTGGACTGACTATACTTCATACGCAGCAGACGATGCGAACGTCATTGATATTTTCGACAAGTTTGCAGTTATTATTGATTTCGATGGTGGTACAGTTGAAATGCCTGGTAATGTATCAGTGTCTAATTCTTGGAGTAAAGATTTCCAAACTACTAGATATTTAGGCGGTTCTATAGAGGGTGATTGGAACCCAGGCGTCGAACGAATCGGATCGGTTAATGTTGTAGTCCCAATAGAGACTGAACCGGAGACGATGCATATGATTAGGCTTCTTGCTGACACACCTGGAATAGTACATGTTCGTACTCCCGATGGATCTAATTTCTATGCTAATGCAGATGTTAAAGACGATAGAGAAGAAAAATGGGTACCAAGACTTGGTAAAGTATCTATTGATCTAAAAAGAGTTGACGCAATAGACAATGATATCATGACATATGAAGAGTGGTCACGACAACAAGAATAGGAGGTATTCATGGATTGGGGTAAAGGATACGGCGCTAAGTATTATATTACTTTCGTCAACCCTAATACATGGGGTGATGGAGAAAATCTTAATATGACTGGCGGATCTATGAATTTGGAAACTACAGGATTAAGAGTCTCGGCAAATATTGATTGTAAAGAATACGATGACATGGCCTATGGTGAAAAACTTATAAGAGTATGGCTCGATACCAGACAAGAAGATTTTGGGGGCCATACTCCTTTATTTACCGGTTATGCATCGGCTCCACAGAAAAACTATGACTTCAGTAGATTTTCTACAACTCTTGAATGTTATTCAGTACTTAAGCCTGCTGATGATATCCTGTTGTCGCCGGGTTGGTACGCGCCTTATGAAGCGAACGGAGTTGATATTATTCGGTCGTTACTTAGATGTACAAAGGCTCCATTTTCCGTTTCTCAAGATTTATCACAACCTGAATGCATTTTGAGGCAAGCGATAATTGCCGAAAGTGGGGAAACGAATCTGACCATGGTCGATAAAATTTTAGATGCTATGGGAAAGCGTTTAAAAATTAATGGCGATGGTAGCTTATACTTAGACGATTACTCTACTACTCCGGTTCAAAAATTTGATTCTATGTACAATGATGTAATCGAACCAGGATTAAAAGTGACACACGATTGGTTTAATTGTCCTAATGTGTTTAGAGCCGTTATGGATGAACAAGTCGCAGTTGCTCGCGATGAAGATTCAGACACTCCTTTTTCAATTCGAAATAGGGGTAGAGAAGTGTGGTATGAGGAGACGGATTGTTTATTGAATCAGGGAGAAGCATTACAAGAGTATGCAAATAGAAGATTAAAGGAAGTGCAACGCGTGGGAACAACTGTTAGTTATGACCGTAGATTCGATCCTAATGTACTGCCTACAGATGTTGTTGAAATAAATTATCCAGTACAAAATATTAATGGCAAATTCATGATTAAATCTCAATCTGTAAGTTTTGGATATTGTGCGTCTACTTCTGAGGAGGTGGTGATGATATGAGTTCGAGTATTTCTCGATTGGCTAAGGATTTATATAATGTCATGTCCGATAACGATAGAAAACCAAAAGCCAGAGATGACAAAGCCGAAGTTGTTGAAGTAGAAGCCGAACAAGTATGGGTAAAATTCCCCGGGGGTAAAGATCCAACACCTGTTCAGAGGACTACCAATGCTAATGTAGGGGATATTGTACATGTTCGTAGATCTGGAGGAAGGGCGTGGTTAATAGGAAATCTGACAAATCCACCTACGGATGATAAAATAGCAAATAAAGTCCAGAAAAATTTAAATGGATTGAGATCTATTTACACCGATTTCGTTCGAGCGACTGTTGGAAAATTCGAATACTTAGAAGCCGATACCGCTTATATTCGGGATTTAAAAGCAGATAATATTACAACTGACGACCTCAAAGCAAACACAGCTTATATTAAGGATCTTACAGCCGAGCATATTACTGCTGATGATATTGTTGCCAATACAGAGTATGTTAAAACGCTTGTTGCTGAAGATATTGCAGCTACGGACATCATTGCTGATCATACGGCGGTTGGTAAGCTTGACGCTGACTATGCGAAGATTAATGCTGCAAACATCGATGCGGCAGCGATTAAAGATGCATGGGTAGGCAAATTGCTAGTCGAGACGGGGCTTATTGCACACGAGGGTACAGTCTTCGAGCTGGATGCTATCCAGGTAAATGCTGCGAACATAACAGCAGGGACTATAGATGTTGCACGATTAATTATTACTGTAGATGGGGAAAAGTATCTGTTTAACCCTAAAGGATATTTTTACGCTACCGAAGATACAGCAATTGTTCAGGGTAAGGTATATTACACCGTTATTGGCACGGCAGTAAGCAGTCCTATAGCAGATAATCTTGCTTCATACTATGAGCTTGTAGACTCGAAATATGTTCATACTACAGACTTGGATGTTGTAGCTGGAAAGACATATTACACACTTACGGAGACTGCTGTTCCGACTCCAGTTGTCTCCGAATTAAGCAATTATTATGAGCTGAAAACCTATGAAAAATTACATGGAAATGTTATTGGTAAAAGAACGCTTACAGCCGACAAGATTATTGCAGGGTCTATAACAACTGAAGAGATTACGGTTGAAAACCTACAAGGCACAAGCGGTTGGATAAACCTGCATGAAGGCAAGTTCTTTTATGGAGACGGAGCAACTTTTGCCTCGGCTACAAATGCTATATCTTGGAATGGCTCGAAATTACAGATCAAAGCAGACGAGTTCCTGTTAGCATCTGGCAAATCCATATTCGAAGAAATGGAGGCAGTTGAGACGTGGTTCTATGCCGTACCACCGACAACCTCGAATGAGCCAGCCGTAAATTGGAATACTGAAAAGCTCAAAGAGATGCATCTGAGGGATATTTACTTTGACACGGAGTCTGGTAAATCATACAGATGGGCTTTGACAAGTGCGACAGGAGCTACACCTAAGGTCTATGGCTGGGTAGAGATCGAGGATGTACAGTACAATGCTCTTGCAGGAAGGGTAAGTACGGCCGAGACAAACATTACTTCAAATAGCCGTAAAATAGAGCTTAAAGCAAATTCAACTGAGGTCTATAAGAAAGGTGAAGTTTATACAAAGACAGAATCGGAGTCACTTATATCTCAGACTGCTGATAGCATTGATTTATCAGTAACGCAAAAGATATCTGATATTCAGGTTGGTGGAAGAAACTATCTCAATAAAAGTAACAAACAGTTTGATTGTGTTATCGGTGGTTCACAATATTTAGGAGGAGTAACAACTACAATCGAAATACCATCAGGTACGGAGATTACATTGTCGTTAGACATTGATGCCAAAAATGTGACTTGGGATTCCAGCGCAAATGTTCAAAGAATAGGAGGGGAAATAAACTTCGTAAAGGACGGTGGCGGTTATCAATATGTTGGATGTTTCGCAGGATCAGCGGTCAGCGAAGGCGCAAATATAGTTGAGGCGTTTACTGGTGATTGCTCAAAACGCATTCATAAAAGTTTTACTACTTTAGGTCGCATACAAGCAGGTACAATTTTTGAAGTTTACAGTCAGAGCATGGCTACTGGTACAGCGATTATATCTAATCCAAAAATCGAGATAGGCAATAAAGCTACAGACTGGACTGCCGCTCCTGAAGATAAAGTGGGAATCGATGAAATAATTGCAAGAATCAATCTTACACCTGAAACAGCTAAAATACAGGCTAACAGAGTTGAGATTGACGGGACCACTACTTTCAATGCTATCAAGTCAAGCGTAGAGAATACAGTAAATACTGCAGTAGACGGCATTGAGATTGGTGGAAGGAACTTGCTTAAGGATTCAGAGGGGCTTGGAGACTCAAGCTGGGGAAAAGATTTTGCATCAGTTTCTAATGGGGTGGCGACCTTGACTTGTCAGAGCTCTGGGGATAACGCAAGAATCTATCAGCTACCAGCAAATGGATATTGGATATGGAAAGCAAATCAAAGTTACACAGTATCAGTAGAAGCCAAGGCAAGTGTAGACGGGCTTAAAATGTATTTTGCTGCATATGGAATTAGCAAATACTCGAGCGCCATCTCTCTAACAACGGAATGGAAACGCTATACATGGACAGCAGAGGGGACAAGTGCTAGTGCATCAAGCATGTCATTTTTCGTTAATAATAATTCTAGCGGAGGAACCGTTCAGTTTAGAAAGCCAAAACTTGAACTTGGTAACAAAGCCACGGATTGGACACTATCTCCAGAGGATGTGCAAGCAAAGAAGAGTGTGCATACAATAAGCTCGGCATATTTAACCTCAGGCTCCACTTATGCGACAATTTTGGGATATGCAGAAGAAGGGAAAACTATTACGTATACGGTTCTTGATTATTCGTCGCAGAATATTAAGGTTGGCGACTCTGTTCGTCTCGCATATGCCGTTTCAGATATGAACAAGGCTATTGTTTATATCAATGGAACTGTTGCAGCAACGCCTTCGGCAACAACTATCACGATTACTGGACACGGACTTGATACAACCATTATAGATGGCGGTAACATATTGACTAACTCGATAGGAGCGAATCAGATAAAGGCTAATTCTATAACCGCTGACAAGATAAAAGCTGGTGAGATTACTATTGGTAAATTAGATAATTCTACGCAAACGAAAGTAAACAATGGAGATAATGCAAAGTCGCAGCTTGATGTTAAAGACACCAGAAATGATAATCAAAATCCGCAGTGGTATATAACTAATTACGGAACAAAACAACGAGAAGTAAAAGAATTTAAACTTGCCAAAACACTTGGATTATCTACCAATAGTTCTTACGGATTACTTATAACAACAATACCGTGGGAAGACCCAAGTGGTGGTTGGCCAAGGCAGACTTTTGAATGGAATCAAAAACGATATCATAGAGATGGAACATCTGCCACAGCTTGGAGTTCGTGGATCGATGATGGTGGAATAGCAACAACCTATATCACAGCCATAGATGATAATGGCATCAAAATCCATGCCGCTAATAACCCAAATTCCAACTATGCAAAGATAGACGCAACAGGCATGGATATCTATATGGGCGGAAATTCTGTAGCGCAGTACGGAGCTACTGTAAGGATTGGTCCAGAGTCCACCAGACATATTAAAATAAATTCTGATGGAATATCGTTTAGGTCAGACTCAAAGGATCTATGTAGAATAAATCAATTAGGTTCTGACGGCTCAACGAGAATCGTCTCATTGCTTGAAAGCGGTAGTTATATTGCATTAGAAAACGGCAAACTTCGCTTAATCAATAACAAGCTTAATTCCCAAGCTAGGTGTTGTATCGTAATTGATGAGACTAAAATTGCCCTTACTAAGTCAGCAGCTAATAGTGAGACATATGGGAATTTACTTTCTGTTGATAGCATGGACATGACATTAGGGATATCTCGAATAAAATGGGGGCTGGGTAGTACAAAAATATTGTCGCTCATGAGCGGTTATCCCAATTTCCAAACAGATGTGAAGATAGAAGGAGATTTAGAGGTTACTGGCAAGATTAAAGCAACCAGTGCAGTAGTAGGAGGTCAAAGTGTTGTCTCGGATAAACGAATAAAGTGTGATATCACTCCGATTGAAGATACCATTAAATCGCTTTTTATGCAATTAAGACCAGTTGAATACAATTGGTTAAAGATTGGGGATGACAAACGACACTTCGGATTGATAGCACAAGAAGTCGAGCAAGTGCTAAATGCTAATAACCATATTTCTAGTAAATACGGAGTAGTCGATGAATATTCGATATTTGATGAAAAAACTACATACAAAGCCCTTGCGTATACAGAGTTCATACCAATGTGTATAAAGATGATACAAATGCAACAGGAAGAAATAGATAAACTGAAAGGAGCGATTTCATGAAGTACATTGTAATGGAAATTCAGATATTCCAGAATGGAAATATTAGTACACCGTGTTATTCATATGATGATAAAATGAAAGCCGAGAGCAAATATTTCAGCATCCTTTCATCAGCGGCTTTATCTTCATTACCAAAACATGCCTGCTCTCTTCTTACGGAAGACGGTATGTGTATAAGAAATGAGGTATATGAACATGAACAGGAGGCTATAAATGAAGGATAAACTCACAGCGGTATTCAATACTCTCAAGATGGTTGAGACCAAAGGAGATAGCACAATCATCATGGCGGACTGTTTAAGAGAACTGGCAAACATTGTGAATGAAATGCCTGAAGAGCAACTTACTCAATCACCAACAGAATAAGAAAGGATTCAAAATGGAAATACAAGTAGAACATTTAGTCGCATTATTTGCGGCTATTTTTGCTTGCGACGGTTTCTGGTCTTATGTTCGCTATAAGGCCGAGAATCGTAGAGCGAAAGACGTGGATCAGGAGGCTGTAAAAACCGGTCTCCTGGCCCTTTTACATGATCGTATTTACCAGCTTGGAGAGTTTTATATTCTCAGTGGCTATATAACTTTCGATGAATTCGACAACCTTACCTATTTGTATAAGCCATATGAAGCCCTTAAAGGAAACTCGACAGGAACTGATATTTATGAGAAATGCAAAGCACTACCTAGGGAGAAAGAAACAAGGAGGGTCGGACCAAATGAATAAAGGAACAATCATAAGAACAATTCTAGTTATAGCATCATGCTTCAATACAGCACTGATGGCTACCGATGTAGCGCAGTTCCATAATCCGACAGTCAATCTGATTTATAAGATTCTCTCGGTAGCTGCAAACTTCGTAATAGTTTTCTGTGCGACGTATTTCAACAACGATTATTCAGACGAAGCATGTATTGGAACCGGCTATACAAGATATCTCAAGCAGCATAACAAAGGCAACACTCACGAAAATTTGAATATGGACGAGGAGGTTGACGATGGCGAAGAACTTTAAGCAGTATGATTCAAAATGGGGTAATCTTCCTTATCCTTCAGGCAGTGATAACCTTGCCAACTCAGGATGTGGATGCGTGGCTTGTACCGATCTGGTTGTGTATAATCCTAAGTATGCTAAGTACACTCCGAAACAAGTAAGAAAGTACATGGTGAAAAAAGGATATGCCGTAAAAGGACAGGGAACTAGCTGGTATGGCATACAGCCAACACTTGAACATTATGGACTGAAAGTAAAATGGCCGGATCTTATGACCGACCTTTTTAAATTGCTTAATAAAGGTCCTTGGAATTGTGGAATTCTTCTTATGAAGGCCGGAACAAAAGGTGGAATAACCTGGACGACCGTTGGACACTTCATAGCCTTCACGGATTATAAAGTTAAAGGCGGAAAGCATTATTTCAAAATAAAAGACCCAGGCCCAAGAGACCATGACGGCTGGTATTGTTACGAGACTACCATGAAAGGTCTTGTCAGACATTGCTGGTGTGCGTATGTTCCATCTGAAGAAAAGAAAGAGCCTAAACCTGCTAAAAAGTCCGTCGATGATATAGCTAAAGAAGTTATCGATGGTAAGTGGGGTGTAGGAGAAGAAAGAAAAGAGCGTTTGGAAAAAGCCGGATACAACTACTCCGAAGTTCAAGACAAAGTTAATGAAATACTTAACAAAGAGAAAACTCTCATTGATAAAGAAATGGACGCTTGTAAAGAGCAGGCCGAATGGATGAAGAACTACCATTACGAATGGGAAAGTAAGCCAACGGTAGCCAAGTCTAAAAAGAAAGGCACATGTGTTACCTACGTGGCTTGTGTTCTTCAAAGAATTGGAGTTCTCAAAAGCGGACAGTATATTTGGCAGAACGGAAAAGGTTATGGAACCGGTAAAGTTACCGGCGCTACAAGTAATGTAGATATCATTTATATGAAGAACAAGACATTTACTGATTGTAAAGGTAAATTGAAAAGGGGAGATGTTGTTATTGTCGACGATAATAAAAGCGGAGTCCCTGGTAATGGTGGTCATATAATGATATTTGCCGGCAAATGGTCTAAGGATGGAGATCCATATATTTGGGATAACCACTCAGCCGAAAGAGTTAAAGCCGGTAAGAATGGTCTGCGCACATATAGTAAAAATCACAAAATTCTTGCTATCGCTAGATTGAAATAATGGTAACTTGGTTACATCAGCGTTGTAAAAAATAAATGTATTACAAATATTTAAATGTTAATCCCGCTCAGCTAAATACTGGCGATTGTGTTATAAGAGGTATATCCGTATTAATGGATCAATCCTGGAGTTGGACATATTTTATGATCTGTCTCCAGGGTTTTTTGATGTATCAAATGCCATCCACAAACGATGTATGGAGCCATTATTTATATAACAACGGATATCGTCGGAGAGCTATTAAAAATACTTGTCCCGATTGCTATACCGTAAAAGATTTTTGTATTGATCATCCTTATGGTCGATATTTATTAGCTTTAAATGGTCATGTTGTAGCAGTTATAGATGGTGCTTATTACGATACCTGGGATTCAGGAAACGAAACAGTTTTATATTATTGGAGGAAGGAGTATTAATCATTATGCCGTATATGAATAATAATGCTTTTGTAGGTTATAACTATCCAGCAGTAAATCCATCTGGACAATTCAGTAATGGTATGGGCATGCAACAGCCTCAGCAAGAGACTGTAATTGACTGGGTTATGGGTAAATCAGGAGCCGAAGCATATATGCTTAGACCTAATACTAATGGCTTTTTGATGGATAGCAATGACAATGGCGAGACTGTATATACAAAGTCTACTGATATGTCCGGTAGATATAGTCCGCTCAGATCTTTCAAAATGGTGCCCTTTGAAGAGCAGGCTAGCGCGGCTGCAGCTGAACCAATCGATTATGAAAAAATTCGAGAGATTATTTCTGACGAAGTTGCAAAACAGGTAAGCGTTATATCTGCTTCTGACCACAAGAAAGGAGCAAAATAATGGGCATATTTGAAAATACTCCTCAGATGCCTAATCCGATGGGTTATGTTCAGCAATTCAGAAAGTTTTGTCAAGATTTTCAGGGCGATCCGCAACAAAAAGCCCAGGAACTTCTTAATTCCGGACGAATGACGCAAGAACAATTTAGTCAGTTGAATCAGATGTATCAAATGTTCGGACAATTTTTTAAATAATATACGCTAGTTATATTTTGGCCAAATATTAACTTATAGTAATGTATCACTTTTAATTATTTCACAAGGAGGTAAAAAATAGATGTCACTTAGTGAAAATGGAAATGGTGGAATGGTTATGCCGGTTGGCCCTATGAATGGAAATGGCGGATTTGGCATGAATGATGGAAACTTTTTCTGGTACTTCATAATGTTTTTCTTCTTTATGATGTTCGGTGGATGGAACAACGGTTATGGTTATGGTGGCGGACAGGCACCTGCTCAGGTAATCAATAATGATCTTCAGAGAGGATTCGACCAGGCTTCAATCAACAACAACTTCTCAGGTCTTGAATCTAGCATGAATTCTCTTGCTTCTTCGCTCCAGAACTGCTGTTGTGAGAATCGCCTGGCTTCTGCGGATCTTAAGTATACGATTGCTACTGAGGCGTGCGCTGACAGACAGGCTGTAACTGACGCGCTTACCGCCGTTACTATGCAGATGAATGCCGGATTCCAGGGAATCCACGATAAGATGTGCCAGCTTGAGCTTGATTCATATAAGACAAAAGTTTCTGATCTGCAGACTCAGCTTAATATCTCAGCACTTAAAGAGTCTCAGAATGCGCAGACAGCTCAGGTTCTTGCTGATAATGCTAATCAGACTGCTGTTCTCAGACAGGCTCTGAATCCAACACCGATTCCAGCATACATGGTAGCTAACCCGAATGGATGTAACTGTGGCCAGAACTTCTATGGCAACTGCGGTTGCTAGAAGGGAGGTGATAGCATGGCTGTATATTCAGCAGATGCTGTTCAGACAGTAAATCCTGGTGAGAGTGTTATATTCTCAACTAAAATTAGTTCTTGTCCTAGACGAATGATCCGTCATCGGAATGGCACTGGAAGCTTTTTACTTAGTGGGGCTTCACCATGTAGATGCAAAGATCCAGAATATGTTGTTGATTTTGGAGCCAACATAGCTGTGGCAACAGGAGGAACAGCAGAAGCTATATCTTTGGCCATCTCTCTGGATGGATCCACCGTTCCAGCTAGCGAAATGATCGTTACACCAGCAGCAGTAGAAGAATACTTTAATGTATCTCGAGAAATTGCTATTAATGTTTGGCAAGGATGTTGTGAGTCTATATCAGTTATAAATACTTCTGATCAGCCTATATTTGTTCAGAATGCTTTGATTGATATTGTAAGAAAGTAGAAAGGAGGAAAGGACATGCGTGAAGATGATCTTAAAGAATTGCAGTGCATGGAAGATATTTTAGAAAAAGATCTTCGTGCAGAGCTTAAAAAGGTTAAGGATAACGGGTCTTTTGCTCCTGGACAAACTAAAACCCTTCTCGATGCAATTGAACTGATGCTTAAATCTAAAGAATACGAGGAGTGGTTACACGGGGAAGGAATGAGCGAAACATCTAGAAGACAGTATGCTAGAAGTTATGCGGATTCTAATTATAGAAATACTAACATGGGCTCATATGGCTATAACAGGCCTAACGCCTATGGTATGAATCCGTATGACTATCCTCGTTCGAATGCCTATGATTATGGATATTCTGGACATAGTACAAAAGATCGCATGATCGCCAGATTAGAAGATATGATGGGCGAAGCTAAGAACGAATATGAAGCTACTATGATTCGAGATGCTATAGCTAATATTCAAAATAGCAAATAAGGAGGTATTAGCATGACTATTATGGAAGCCATCGGCGGTCATAACGGCGAAACTATTACCGAAATTCTTGGAGGTCGTAATGGCGAGACAATTGCCAATACTATCGAAAAGAAAGGTGGCGCCGACCATGACCCTCAGACTTGGACAATTATTCTTGATGCTAATGGCGGAAGCTATGAAAACAACGAAACAAAACTTCGTGTTTCTGTAGCAAAAGGCAGCAGCGCAAATACTCTTCAGGCTCCAAGTCAGTCCCCACTCGGAAAGACCTTTTCCGGATGGGCTAAAGCCAAAACAGCTAAAGAAGCAACAGTCGAAACACCATTTACCCCGGATAAGGACGTTACTCTTTATGCGGTATGGGCCGTTGCTGAAGCTGAGCCGCCGGCTGAAGAACCCGGCGAATAATTTAAATAAAAACCTATGGATCGTATAAGTTATAGTTATTGGCTCAATACGTTCGTTCATTATTCCCCGAATCCATAGGTTTTTAGTGCATTTTACTGTGCACATATTTGGAAAAAGGTAGGAAAAGAGGGGTTAAAGTGAAATAGTATGATAATGGCACAGATTACCTCTTTTCCTTCCAATTCCAATATTTCAAGATATTTAAGATTTTAGAGCCTTAATTATTTCCTGTTTAACGTATAGATTGAAATTTCAAGGATCATATTTTAGAATTGTGCATTTAATGTGCAAGCGGCTTTTCTCTTCTCGGAATCAAGCACATCTTGATAGATATTCATTGTGGTGATTATATTTTTGTGGCCGAGCATTTGACTAACTACTTTTATATCAAGACCAGCCTCTAATGCTCTTGTGGCCCAAGTATGTCTTAAGGCATGTATACCCCTATATTCTATACCTATTTTGTCACAAATCTTACCCCATGCTTTTATTGCATTAGCTTGATTGGTAATATTGTAACGCATGTTTGGGAAAACAAGATTTCGATAATTAGCCTCTTGATCCAAACGAGTTTTATGCCATTTAAGCCATTCTATTATATTTTCGCCAATAAAAATTGTTCTTGTTCCGGCTGAAGTCTTTGTGTGTTCCTGTATGGACATTGATCCATGTATAGATACGGCTGTTTTATTAATTTGAACTTCTCCAGTATTAAGATTTATATCATCCCACGTAAGAGCCGCTGCTTCACCGAAGCGCATACCTGTGCTGATCAGAAAGTAAAAGATCCCGTTATTTTGGACTCCTGCTTTACAATACATAATGATCTTTTTCTGATCGGCATTGGTATACGCTGATATTTTTTTCGGTGGTCTTAATTTGTGAAGTTCTACACCATTATGCGGATTCTTATACAGAACACCATTGTCTACAGCATATTGTAGGCATTTCTTCATTTGGACGCTGAGCGCATTGACGGTACTGTGTGAATAATCTTTTTGTTTGTAATTGACGTCTTCATTTTTACATCGGAACATTTTGCCATAATTTTCTTCAAGATTTTCTTTGGTTAAATCTTGTAGTTTTAGTTCTCCTAGGTTGCTATAAATGTGATTTTTAAACAGCCCCTCAAGGTTTATAAAAGATTGTTCAGCAAGTTTTGGTTGTACTCTCGTGTTCAACCAATATTCACACCATTCTTGTACAGTAACGTCATTGCGCTTGACGTAATTACCTTCATTAAAATCGGTTCTAAGTTTAGCCAATTTATCAGCCACTTCTCTTTTAGTCTTACCACTAACAGATTTACGTTCATCGTCAATAGATATTTGACCTCGCCAATATTTACCTGACTTAAAGATTGATCCTTCTCCTGATCCTTTACGTCTTCCCATTAAATCACCTCCTTGTTTTTCTTTTAATACATCGCTTTCCCAACAGGTCCTATCTTTTTTCGCTTAGTTCTATATTTTCCTAACCTTTAACATCTGTTTACTTATATTGCTATCTTGTGCATTTGACTATATGAGAGCTGTAAAAGTATATTTCTAGCTAAGGAGGAAACTATGCATACGACAATTACGATACTTGGTATGACGGACCTTATGAGATTATACGGATTTAGCAGAAAAGAAGCAACCAGGCTACTTAACACAAGAGGATGCCCTGTTCTTCCTAGAGAATCTGGTCAGCCATATAGGGTAGTACAGGAGGAGTTTGAGAAATGGTTGAGAACGAGGAAATGTTAGAAGAATTATATGAACTTCTAACTCTATATTTCGAATTTTCCCCGGGTGGAAATTTGGTAAAAACTTTTGAAAAAAGGGATAAAGTTGAGCCGCAGTTAGATCGAGTTATATTTAAAGAGGCTCTATTCGCGAAAATCTCCGACACTATTATGAGGTTAATGACTTGATAGAAAGGAGATTATTATGGGAAACATCGATACAATCATTAACGAAATTAAAAAGGGTAGGACTTATACAGTGGCATGTTCACAGTATGAAGAATATTTCTGGTATTCTGACGGGCAATTTTATGGAGCTATGGAAAATGGCGTGAATGATCCAAAGTCAAAAGTTATTGACGAGGATGTTGTACGTAGAGAAATATCTATAGCTATATATTGTCCAGATGAATATGATGGATTTTTCGACTTCGAATGAGTCATTGGGGGTCTTCGGGCCCTTTTATTTTTCGCGATATATTCAGCTTCCTTTATGAAATAGAAAGGAGGAATAAAACTATGGCAGAAAAAAGAGTAACACTCACAGAGAATGCCCGCGGACTGAGATTGGTTGGGGAAACCTATTGGGAATTTAAAAAACTTGCCGAGGAACAAATCAGAAAGGACGACGATATAACCGAGGAAGATCTTGATAAGGTAATAATAGGTTTACTAATAACTAAGCTTTTAGTAGCAGAAGGTAAACTCGAAGAGAAATTCTTTGAAAGCGCGATTAGCTAAAACTCCGAACAAGAGCCCCTGTATTCGGGCTCTTTTATTTTTCGCGAAATATTCAGCCTTCTTTATAGAAAGGAGGAAGCCTATGACTACGGAAGACACACTTAAAATTTTAAACAGGCTTGACGAAATTCAATCTAGAATGGATAAAATTCGTGATGAGGCACCGGCCTTAGCAAAAGCATTGGATGATGCGAAGTCATCGGGTGACAATGCTCGGGCGATGTTTTGCCAAATCGCGATGGTATCTCAACTGAACGAAGTCGAAGAGCTTGGACAGGAAATTAATACTATAAGGAAATCATTAGGACTTCTATAATGATATTAGCCCCAAATACAGGGGCTTTTATTTTTTCGCGTTAAATACATCCTCTATAATAGCAAGGAGGTGAATAGATATGAAATGTATTTTAATTAGATGTTATTTTACAAATTCTGAAGACTTTATCAAGGAGATAATAGGCGAACGTGACATCGAATGCAAGAAGGTACCGAATACTAGAGAAGACTTAGGTTTGTTAACTATGTATACGGACTGGTTTCTTACAGGCGACGAAATCGTTATAGACGGCTTGATAACGTCCTTAGAGAATGAAGATTATGACATTGAAATTATTACAGACGTTTTAGAAATGTTCAAAATTGTATGGCATTCATAGTCATTCGCGGGGCACACAAAGCCCCTATTTTTTTCGCGATATTTTCAGATTCCTTTATGAGATAGAAAGGAGGTAAACAACATGGAAGAATTAAAAGGATACCCAGTACCAGCAGGATATATGGGAATACTTAAAGATGGAACTAAAATGTTATTTGCAACGGAAGAAGAATACAAAGAACTAATAAAAGAAAGCGAGGCGAACAATGGTTAGAATTAGAGATATTCATTATAAGACATTGATTCTTGAAACGGACACTTATGATAAAGCTAAACGATTCATTGATGATGAAGGTTACGCTATTATAAAAGAAGACGTTGTCAGAAATAATGATCTTGTTATATGGGTCAGTTAATCATTAGCCCCAAATGCAGGGGCTTTTATTTTTTCGCGATATTTACACAGTCCATTATGAGATAGAAAGGAGGATTTAATTATGTATGAAACTATTATTTATATGTATTGGGAATCTGAATTTGGAAATCATCTTGTGATGGTAGAAGATGAGGTAAAGGATTATTGGGAAGCAGTACATCATTGTAAATTATATTCTAACCAGCACAAGAAGCATCCAAAAGATTTCCTGTTTTATTCAAATAAGAAATGGTTCATATACGATCCATTCAATGAAATCGGAGTAGAGGTTGCCTAGCGGCCTCTATTATTTTTTTCAAATTCGCGAAATTTACATATTCTTTAATGAAGAGGAAGATCCGGTTCGAATCCGGAGCTGAGTAATCAGCGCTATGGTAAGCAGCCTCTTTATATTTTTAATATCTAATTGAATAATGAAAGGAGAATTAAATGAAGTTAATGATCTATTACCCAGGTGGTGTTGCACAGGCTATAGTCTCAGACGATGCCACAGATCAAGAAATAGCGGAGGTCGTAAAACTTGCCTCTACTATCGAGGAAGGAAATGGCGATGGTCGAATTAGGATGAGAAAACGAGGTGATATTTATGACCACTCAAGAGATGCGAGCGATTATAAGCGACGCTTATCCAGGTGAGAGATGGAAACAGCGATGCGCTGCTATGCCAAAAAACCAAGTATATGCTATTTATCGATCATTACAATCAAGAGATAGAGATAGGCAAAAAAGAAATAGTGAGACGCAAGATGTGCAGCTCACTATTTTTGATTTCATGTAGAAAAGGAGAACATTATGAATACTAAAGGTGATTATTACGTTGAGAGAAGAGATTATGTTGCAAGTCTGAATAAAGTACTTTCGGTAGTTCCGGATTTTGACAAGATCGTATATGTGCGCAGATGCGAAAGTTTAAATCATGACGGCATCACAAAAACTGATAGTGAGTATATCAAAATCAGCAGCACATTAGGCTATCCTATATATTTAAACGTTACTAGAAAATCTCTGTATGAGATATTTTGCGACGTATCTAAATCGCTTATGGGCGAAGAGCCGGATAGCATATGTAATGATGATTATGACGCCATACGCAGAATCGTACCACTCATAAAAGAAGAGGAATCCAGACAGATAATGGAAAGGAGCAACAAAATACATGAAAGATAATTTGTTATATCTAATAATCGGCGGCGTATTAGGGTTTTCGTCGCCAATTATTATATTTTTAGGATTAATTATTGGGGCAAATAAACACAGTGATGATGAACTATCTAAAGAAGATTGGAAGGCAGGGTTTAGAAAATGACACATGAAGAAATAAAAGAAGAAATTCTCGAAAGATTTATGCGAGATCAAGCAAATAAAGCAGAGAGTCTGTACAAAGCCGGATATTTAGAGGGTTATAGAAGAGGACAGATTGATCAGAAGAATAAATTAGAATGTGGCGCTGCATTTGAAGTCGGTGATGAGGTGTCTGACGAAAATGGAAGACTTGCAGTTGTTACAAACAATGATACGCATATTCATCTTTTATATTATTGGAGTGGAAAAACATGGAAGGTTCCACACGATAAGGAGTGCACATTAGAGAAGACTGGTAGAAAAACCAAAGTATCAGTTCCAATAGATGAGAAAGTACGTACGTCCCATATATTGAACGATTTTAAAGAATGGATGATATACCACAAATGATTAAGGGAGGTGATTATATATGAAAATCTTAGTAGACGAGATGCCAATATGCAAAGATGATTGTGCCTTTGCGGACACATGTTGGGAAAATACTAAGTGGAAAAATTATTGCCAGCTTGGTGCTGATGGAGTATCCGACTGCGATCTTGAAAACGGAGAATGCTCATTTTTAAAAGTGTTGGAAGGAGATGGACAATGAAGACAATGACTATATATGGTCCAAATGGAAAACTTCTAAAAGCGAAAAAGAAATCTTTCTTTACTTATGTAAAAAGCGAGAAAAAGGTATGTCTAGTTTGTCGATGCAACGACCCACTATACATGGCGTGGGTCGTGAAATATATTGGTCCTGGATATTATCATGGCGTTTGTCCTTATTGTCAGACTGAAATAGGGATAGAAAAGCATAACAGAAAGTAGGTGATATTTATGTATGACATGGTTAATACTGATGTAATGTGTCCTAATTGTGGAGAAAGTCACATGATTCGCGAGGAGCCAAGAGTTATAAAGTCTTCTTATGTATATTTATGCCCACGTTGTGGATTTGTACATACGGCCAAGTCTGATGAGGACATGAAAGAATGGATTAAGAGTCTTGATGAACCTACAGAGGAAGAAATTCTTAGAGAACAAGTCCGAGATTTTATTGGAATAGTGAATGAAACCTCAATTATGAGGAATTCCAACACGAGCGAAGATTTAGTTAAGAAAAAGGAGCCTGATTATCATGCCAAGCAAGACTACGGAAAAGCCAAGCTGTCTTTGGTACCTAGACGAATCATCTGGGACGTGGCAGCCATTAGGGAATATGGCAACAACAAATACCCTGACGGAGGACCTGACAACTGGAGATCCGTCGAGCCAGAGCGATACAGAGATGCGGCTTACAGACACTTTCTCAGGTACCTTGACGATCCAAAGTCAGTGGACTCTGAGTCAGGTTTACCGCATCTTTGGCATCTGGCCTGCAATATCGCTTTTCTTTGCGAGATGGAAGCAGAAAATAAAGAAGCATTACGACGTTCTACGCGGACGGATGTAATAGATGCCGCAAAAATAGGAGCGGAGCAATGATTGAGAAAGGATTAAAAGAATGAAGGTATATAAGGCAGAAGATGTAATAAGGGCGATCGACGATGCTTTTGATAATATTCCGATGGAACAGACAACCGAAATGTTGAAAGCACGAAGAACAATTAGAGACCTACCGACAATCGAAGTCAGCGAGGAAGATGAACTCAAATTTTATTATGTAGATTCTATTGATGCTTATTGGATTGGACAAAGGCTTGATAACTTCTACTATGCAGAGTGGGTAGATGAACTTGGATTTGTTTGGACGCGCTCAAGGTATCTTCCGTGGGGAGAGCATGTAATCAATCCACAAACACTATGGAAAGAGTACACATATCCATCGGAGCCAAGAGAGATTCCATTCACAGAGTGGATAGTAGGCTTTATGAAGAAGCATACAAGCGAGGACGTTATCAGCAGAGAGGATATCGTTAACAAACTGAAATCCTCAAAAGACTTTTACTTGTCAGCATGGGGAGGTTTTTCAAATATGGATGATAAAGACAAGGCGAGGTGTGACGAATTGGACAATTGCATAGCAACGGTTATCAATGCAGAGAGTGTGGTATCAAAGCTAAAAGCGAGTGAGTGGATTACAGAATACAACGGTGATGGGTGGAATGATTATTGGGACTATACTTGCCCCAACTGTGGTAATAAATATGAGAGAGCCGATGCTGTTCTTTATAAAGCGAACTTCTGTCCTAATTGCGGTAGCAAGATGAAAGGAGTAAAGCTATGACTATACGCTCACAACACATATTTGAGAAAATATTGCTTGATAGAGATCCTTCGGAATTTATAGAGTATGTTTCTTCAAACGTAGAAAGAGAATTGGTTACCAAAGTAATTGATAAACTTAACGACCATAAGCTCTATATAGTCAAGCTGTGTGAGCCAGGAATTATAGAGGATTTACCTGGATCCTGGACTCATCAATGCGCCTATAGACAGGATCTGGAGTATAGTGAGGTTGTTCAATGTAAAGATTGCAGGATGGACTTCTTTTGGTGCCCGAAGTTTAAAGCCGAGACGGGGGGTAATGGTTTCTGTCCGTATGGAAAGCCAGTAGAGGTTTTTTATATTGATGAGATGAAAGGAACAGAGGAATGAAACAATGCCCGAAGTGCGGAAGATATATGACTTGGTATTGTAAACATTGGTATGGAACGTTATTAACCGGTTGGAAATGTATTTGTGGCTATGACACTACGCATAATACTAGTTATATATGGAGAACGTATACGATATTGGAGGTGGACAATAATGGCAATGTTTCAAGGGGGTGATATTCAACTTGTAAAACCTGGTGATAAATTAAATTTCAATCTAATTTGGCAGGAAAACGTATACGATTGTGAAAGGAGATATAAAATGATAACTGTAATAACAGCACCTGACGATGGTATTTGTTGTAATATGAAGAGCGTATTTTTAGCTGGAGGAATAACCAACTGTCCTGACTGGCAACAAAAAGTAATAGATCAACTTCATAAAGAACGATGCTTATCGAATAAACGCTTTGCTATATTTAATCCGCGTAGAGAAGAATGGGATATGAATTCTGGAGAAGAGGAATCTATAAAACAAATTGAATGGGAAGCTAAAAGATTCAGGCAATCTAGTATTTTTTCGTTTTATTTTTGTAATTCGGAAAGCCAACAACCAATAACATTGTTTGAACTTGGGCGCTACGCCACAATGGCAATAAATAATTTTGATTGCGATTGGCAGGATAGAATAATAGTATCGGTAGAAAATGGATATTCTAGAGAACTTGACGTTGTGACTCAATGCGGTCTTATGGATATTAAGGTGTTTACCGATGCAACACCTAAGTCACATGCACAATTAATAGCGAAGGCGATAAACGATATAGATTAAGAAGTGAATGGAGTATACCAATGAAATTATTAATCATATTATTACTAGCCATGGGCTTATTCGCTGTACTGATATTGTGGTCAGCATTGACCGTGCCGATATCTGACTATGATCGACTTGTGGATGATGAAGCTCAACTAGAATATTTAAAGAAACAAAGGAGTAAATAAATGGAACTAATACCATGGGAAGAATTCTTTAATACGGAAGCCCATAAATTTGCAGATGCAGAACCAACAATATTTTCATGCCCAAAGTGCGGCAGGAGAGTATTCAAACAAACGAATATGGTTCTGGCTTGCTATCCTCCTAAGCATCGATATTTCTGTGGGACTTGCGATTGGATGGAGTATGCATAATGCAAGAAGAATCGAAATGGATATTTAAAAACAAGGCATTTTTAAAAGCAATAAATGCAGTGGGGGTTGGTATTGATAAAGCAATACTCGAATGCCCTAAATGCGGATATGAAGTCCTGATTGAAAAAGAAAACATGAACTACTGTCCTAATTGTTGGGAAAGGATTATGGGAATAAAAGGAGATACGAGTGACTGGTAAATTAAAAGAAGATCTTGATAATATGCTTGAGATTATGGAACGTACGTCCTACCGATGTGATATTTGGCAGGACCGTTTTATTTATGCCATGGCAAAAGCAATTTATCATATTCTTGAATACATAATACGAAAGGAGAATAGCCGATGACAAAAGAAGAACTAATGGAAACAGCATATGAGATGGGATATTTATTAGTCCCGCGATATAAGAAGAAGGAACATCTCATAAAATGTCCTAAATGTAATCGATATCCTACTGTGTTCATTAATCAAAATCGCGCAATTATACGTTGCCCTATTTGTGATAGAACTGTTGATGTTAATAGGCGTTCTCCTGACGATCCTATTATTCTTTTATATGGTAAACGAGAAAGTGAGAATATTGCCAGACGTAAATGGAATGAGGAGGTGTCTAATGACAATAACTGAAGGAGAAGTAATTGATATTCCAATGTCCGTAAGATCTATTGAGGAATCTAAGCATGGAAAAGTATACAACATGACTTATACAGATGACGGCGTTGAATACTCAATGACTATAGACGAATGGGCATTGTTACATGCGATCGCATATTCTCTAAAGAAGGAGCACGAAGAATGAAATACTATGTAGAGATTCTGGATAAGAATCCAACTAATTTCCAAAAAATAAGAGAGGAGTTGGGATTGAGCTATTTCGACGTAATTACTGAACTTGGAGAGGATTGTACAAATGATTATTTCTTAGCTCAGTATTATAACAAGTTATTAAAATCGAGAAATAGCAAAAGATTATTTTCAACCGGAAAAGAATCAAAAAACCGTATATTTTAAAGGTATAAAACATCGACGAGGCACAAAAAAATCGCTTAAAACGCAAATTTCGGCCTCATTTTTTTGTGCATTTTAACAAAATTTTATGTTTTTAGGAGTTTCAATGAAAAAAAAGTTATTTCAAGAGTCACCCTGTTATGAGTGTAAAAAACGACATGCGCATTGTCATAGTGAATGTTCAGACTATATAAGCTTTAGAAAAGCTCGAGATGAATTAAATACAATGCGAAGTAATGAACGCATACTAAATAGTATTTTAAATAATTTAGAAGCAAGAAGGGGGTCGAAGTGAAGAGAAACAAAGTATTAATAAATCTCGAAACCTTGGATCAGGATACCGGGCGAAATAAAAACATCAAAGGTCATATTTTGAGCAGCAGCGAAATGATGAAACACAGATTCCATTTCGTAAAAGATAGATGGCATTTAACAAAACGCTTGATATATGACATTACTATGGATGTTGATATTTTACCAACCGGAGAAGTCATAATAGATGTTTTAGATGATGATTTTTTACAACCTTATGACTTTCAGCAGGCTATATTGAATGACTGCACAATCACTTTGCCGTATCAGGTTTTGATCTTGGCACGTGGAGAATTACTGAGACTTCGAGATGCTGGGATAATTTCGAACTGGAATTATAGCGATTATATTTAATATTGAAAGGAGAATAGAATATGGAATTTGTAGGTAGTTGCGAAATGTTTAAGCAGGTTAAAATCATAACTTCATCATCAGTTTCGATAGCGGAAAAAGATATAAATATTTTCCTCAGAGAAGCTAGAGATGCAAATGTTGAGATATTGGATATTCAGCCAATTATGTCACACTCAGCTGCATCAAAAACTTCTGTTTTGGTAGGCGCCATGATTATATATTTATGCCCTGTATATGACAGTGCCCCGATAGATTCTCGCGAAAAAAACACATAATGTTATGAGGAACAATAGGGTTCCTCGATATATTGAAGAAAGGAGCCTGACATGATAGGTAAGAAAGAATTAGCCCTGGTAGGAATGGGCCAAAAGCTTGTTAAAAAGCTCAAAAAGAATTTTCAGAATTTTACAGAACACGATTTCTATGTACGTGTAATTCTAGTAGATAAAAATACTGGATTATTCGTAAAAGCAGTCGAGGTTATTGCAAACTCTGAAAATTGGATGGAGTATTTAACTAGTATGGATTTTGGAGACTACTTGGTTGATAAAATTGAATTATCTGCATCAGGAAGATAGTAGTATATCGAGGATGTGAAGAGGGATTCGTGATATTCACGGACCCTCATTTTTTCTGGAGGGAAATATGTTTTCAATATTAAAAAAACAAAAAGCTGAGAAATTAGGATTTGATTTACAAAACTCTAAAAATCAAAAAGCACTTATAGCGGCATCTCTAGAATACAAGATTCCACTAATAACAAAAGGGCCTGGTATATATTTTGTCGATATGAAGTATATAAAAGGTGATAGTCTATCTGATTTTTTGAAATGCTTTATGAAGAATTCTATATGTTGCCATCAAGGGATTATTGATAGAGATGATCCTAAGTATGATTATATTCTTATTTATGATTTGAAGGAGGTTATGTCATGATTACAGAATTTCAAATTGCAAAACTAGCATGTGCTACGGCTATTGGAGGACTTGGTGTATATTACGGGAGAGATATTGCAGACCGTTATCTCGAAGTCAAGGCTCTTTCCACAATGCCGGAGTCTTATTGGATAACAAAACAAAAAGAAGAAGATACTAAAGTGAAAGTAGCTGAGATTCAGGAAAAAGAAGAGACCAAAAGAAAACAGGCCGAGCTTAATTACAAAAAAGAGAAAGACGAAAAAGACCGCGCTCAACAGTTGGAAGTAATGGAGAAGGAAAAGGCATATCCAGACTCCTATTGGCTTTATAAAACTGAGAAAGTAAAGGCCGAAGCCTCCGCAAAAACAACTGTCAAAAAACAACAGACAGATCTTGAGAAGCAAAAGACTATATGGAATGCGCTTAGTACCGGATTTGATATTTTCGCAAGGAGGTACTCATGGTAAAACAAAAAAATCTCGGGTGGGAATTTCTGACAGATGGTTATGAAGGCATCCCATATTTTAAATGTCCTTATTGCGGTAGGAAGATTTCTGGGAAAAAAGCTTTCTTAGGTGTTTTGGTGATGGATAATTGCCCAGATTGCGCTAAAGCAGTACACTTCGACAACATAAAAGAAGAAGATTGGTTGTATATCAATGATTATTATGGAGAAGAATAATGAGTACATATTTAATAATTATATTTTTAGCATCAATTATATTTTTAGCATTAATTGGTGGAATGCTCATAGGATGGTATGCCTGCCTAATTCATATGATTAGAAAGTCATCTGATGGAACATGTATACGAGCCAATGACGGAGAAGTATATTTGCAGATTAGTGAAGCAGGACAAAGAAAATTAGCGAATCCTGAAACAAGGCTTTTATATTTGTTCGTTATGGATGATCCTACGCGAAATAATCACGCACTATAATGAGTAACTTAATACTTATCAGCAGAAAGGAGAACTTTATATGAGTGTAATAATTGAAGCCAGAGATGAAATGATAGAAAGATTACGTAACATTAAAGAAGGTGATGAATTACTTAAATACGCACAAGCGATTAAGATTATGTCAGAGATTGATATTAATGATCGAAAACTCGATTTTGATAAGGAGAAGGAAGAAACTAGAAAATTAGAGAAATCTAATGACAGGATATATTCCGGAACTGAACTCGAATTGAGAAAAATCGATCTTGCTATCAAAGCGATTGATATAATTCTTAATCCTGGAGCTCGTTTGTTAGGTATATTTATGAACAACCGGGTAAGAGTTAAACGTGATGTTATGGGTTATCAATTTGAAGAAACTGGCGTAGTTGGAAGTCACACATTCAATAATGCTCAGAAAGATAAGTACGATTAAGTACTACTCGAGGCTCTGCGATATTTGCAGGGCCTTTTCTTTTTCGCGATATTTTCAGATTCCTTTATGACAATAAAACGTGATTTCTAGAGTTAGTGAAAGGAGACTGATATGAATAGAAATCTTAAAATGATCGGAAAAGGATTTATTTATGGAGTTAAACATCCATATCTTGATGAGCCTTATAAGAGGACAGATGGCATGACGACGATCGACGGAGTCCTTGGAGATATCGGAATGAGTATATCTCAGGGAACTATCCAGACGATAGTTGGTTATGGCGCATGTATACTTATACTCATGGGGATAGGTTATATTAATTCTAAAATAGACAAGACAGATCTTAAGGTAGATACAGTCATTAGAGATAACAACCAGTAAATCACTTATATTCTAGGACGGTCTCAACAGAGACTGTTCTTTTTTATTTTCAAATTCGCGAAATTTACATAGTACTTTATGACAATAAATATACCCTTTATATAACTAGAAAGGAATGGTGGGTACTATGAAGAATATTATTATTAACACAGCAAACAAGATCGATACTATGATCCCGGATGCAAATCCAGAATACAGGAAGGATCAGATAGCAAAGATCAAGGAAGATGTTAAAAACACAGCAGTGTGTTTAGGAGCATCACTGGTCTATGCTGGAAAGACCCTGAATGATACTTTGGAGTTTACAGCCGTTGAATCAAAGACAGTCGTGAAAAACGCTGCACAGGTAATAAGAGATTGCTACAACACACCAAAGAACATGGTAACAGTAAGGAGGTAAGGTTTAGGGAGAGACTCCAACACGGAGTCTTTCTTTTTTCGCGATATATTCAGCTTCCTTTATAGAAAGGAGGTTTTATTATGTTGAATATCGTATGGTTAATATGCACACTATTTGTTTATATAATTGAAATCTCAGTATTGGGGTTGAGCGCTATATTTATATGGTGTCTAGCAACCGGAGTATATAAGATAAGTAATAAAATTAAATGAAGATAAATAAGAGGGTCCTACGGATCCTTTTATATTTCGCGAAATTTACATGGCCTCTAATGAAGAGTTATTTTAAGATGTGAAAGGAGGCTTATATGACATTCGATCTTTATATCTCTATCAGTAAGACAGTTTTGGAGCTGCTGGCAATTGGCCTTGTGGCTGGAGCAGCAGCATATATAGTGAACGATCTTATTGATGACAATAAGGATGATGAACCTATGGTCAATCCGCTATAACACTTAAAAAATAATTAAAAGACTGACTCCAATACGGAGTCTTTCTTTTTCGCGAAAATAACATACACCTTTATGGAAGAGAGATCTTTTAATTTTTATATTCATGAAAGGAGATTTTTATGGTTATTACAATTTTAGAGAGGGTTATGCCAACAGTAGTAAAACAAGTTGGAAAGAAAGGCGCAATCGAATTGATAGTGACGGCAGGACTTGTAGGAGGCGTTACAGAAAAGGTCTATGATGCAACTTTGGGAAAAGTTGTAGATATAGGAGTTTCGAAAGTCAAAAGCAAGGTTGCTGAATTTGGAGAGAAGAGGAAGGCCGAACTTGAAGCTAAGAAAGCTATGATGTTGGCGCAACAACAGCAAACAACAATCGTAGAAACTGTAGAGATTCCGGAAGAGTATATCGAGGAAAAAGATAATACTTCTGGAAAGAAAAAACACAAGAACTAATAAGTTCAACTTAGGGGTTTCGTGATATTCACGGACCCTTATTTTTTATAACTTGTAAAGGAGGAGTAAAAATGAACGTTAAAACAACATTCGAAGCATTTGCAGCTGGGGTAAAAGCGCGTAAACCTGAAATAATAATCGCGTTTGGCCTGGCAGCCGGAATAGGAGCCGTCGTAACTGCGGCAAAAGAAACACCTGCTTGCCTTGATGCCTTTGATAATGCTAAAGAAGAACTCACTACTATTGTGACAGATCCGGAAACAGGTGAAGAAACAACAATTCAAATGGATCTTGATTGGCAGACAAAACTCGTTATATTTGGTAAATCTTATTGGATCACAATGCTTCTTGAGGCACTGTCTATATTCTTAATAATAAAAGGAAGCAAGATAAGATTCGATGGTTATACTGCTCTTGCGACTATATATGGTCTAACCAAGGCTGAATTGGATGATCTTAAAAATATTATATCCAAGCAGCCTAAAAACTGGCAGAAAAACTTTACAGAGAAGATTGCAGAGGCACATATGGACGAAACGGAAGTGTATGATGTACCCGCGGAACAGATGTCTGACACAGAAGTTCCTATGGCTCTTCCATTATTCTGGGATGATCAGGCTAGAGTATATTTCAGAATGAGTGACGAGGGGCTTAGAGACGCACTTGCCGAATTTACACACGAACTTATAACTGATCCATTCCAGGCCACAAGTATGAACGATTGGATGAGGGTTATAGGCCATGAGGACGTTGCAAATGGAGATTACTATTTGATGTCCGTTCGTGATACAGAGTGTGATGGCCCACTGAAGTATGTCCAGATTGGCGTTAAAGAATCTCCAACAAAAGAGCCTGCCAGAATGATGAAATTCAATAGGGATTATTATCTTGATACAAGGGGTATGTACACCACAGTATGAAATGAAGAAATTGCCGATGCATGGGTTCGATGGAATGTTCGCGATTAATTCAGGTTCTTTAGTAGAAAGGAACGTTGAAGTTAATGAAAGGAGCTGATAATTATGGACATTGAAACCACAGCAAAAGTAATTAAAAGTGTATTGATAAAAATTTGTCATGGGATATTGTACATATTAGAGAAATAAATTAGACGTTAAGTTAAGGTTTCCTTTCTAGAGAGTAGAGAGCTCTTGGCATATTTGTCAGGGGCTCTTTGCTTTCGAAATATATGAAAGGAAGAAGGAGATTTATATGGCAGAAGTAAAAAACTATCCATCAAATTCGATAAAAAGTCGAGAGATGGCGTCAAAGAAAAAAGAAAAGCCGGAAATTGTGCCTGTAATTGAAGAGGGAGATGCTAAAGTTATCGCTCCGAGCTTTGGACGAAAGATATTTAATGCATTCTTTCCCGAGGCAACTAACAAGCGCATAGGAACTTTTCTTTTATTTGATTTATGTATTCCGACGATTCGAAATTTCGTAGGAAGCATAATGATATCTGGAGGTAAGAATATCTCCGGCGGATACGGTAACGGTCTATTCTCAAATGGTAAAAAGTCTTACGAGAATTACTACAAAGGAAGTGTATCCTATATTAATAATTCTCAGCAAAGACGTAATAAAATTTATGATTGCGAGCATGTTTGGTATTCAAGCTTGCAAAAAGCACAAGATGTTATTGATCAAATGAATACTATATTACGAGACTACCCCGTTGTAAGTGTTGCTGATATGAAAGAGCTTAGTAAACTAAGTAGTGAGATCACTCCTGGTGATCATCATATTGGCTGGGATAATATCGTAGATGTTAAATGGTATTCGGATCATGGTGGTTATACAGTAGTATTCCCGCCAGCAGTTGAATTATAGTAAAGGAGGAACTTATGGGATTTTTAACGACAGTCACAAAGCATGCCCCACAAATTGCAGCTGTTGCAGGCGTAGGTATGTTTGTGGGAGCAGTAGTATGCACTGCAAAAGAATCAGTTGTTGCAAAAGATATTATTGACGAGGCTAAAGACCTTGTTGAAAAATGCGAAGAATCATTCACAGAAGATAAAGTATATATTGATAAGGTTGATGGGGAGACAAAACCTTATACATATGAAGTATATCAGAAAGATATGCGCACTATAACAGTTCAAACAGCTCTTAAGCTTATCAAATGCTATAAATGGGCTATATTGCTCACAATTGGCGGCGCAACATCTATATTCTGGGCCTTCCGCACCCTTAACAAGGCCTTAATCGGCGCAAATTTGGCTTTACAGACGCTTAATATGAAATATGACCGTTTGTATCAATTTGCCGTAGAAGAGTATGGAGAGGCTAAAATAAAGGATATTGTTGATGGCGTGTCTATAGCAAGGGTTGAGAAAGTTAAGAATCTTGAAACGGGTAAGACTGAAGAAAAGAAAATATATGAGGTGCCTGATGACATTGCTTCGAATTGGATAATATGGGGACCTGGAGACTCAAGCTGGGAGGAAGAGGAATCTTACAGAACAGCATATTTGAATAGAGTCGAGCAGCATCTCACCGATTCTCTATATGTTAGAGATCTTGTATGGCTTAGCGAAGCTGTTGAAATGTTTGGTAAGCATGACTTTAATGATCAGGAAGAGGAATTTAGAGTAACAGGGTGGATAGGACCTAAGAATGATAATTTCGATCCGGATGTTATGGATGGGCGTGTTATTATTGATAAAAGAGTTCTTGAAGATGGAAGATGGCTTCTGACATTTAACACTGATGGCGTTTTACTTCCATATCTCCCTAAAAAGAAGAAACGCTATGATTGGTTACTTGGCTAATGTATAGGAGGATCAAGATGAGTGTCGATAAAGCATTATATTTTTGCATAGGACTTGGTGTAGGCGCTATCGCAGGAGGTGGTGGCGTCTATATTTATGTCAAGGATAAATTCGAAAAGCAGCTTGATGAGGAGATCAAGGCTCTAAAAGCTCATTATATTGAGAAGGATCGTGAGATGGTTCACAAAAATGAGGAGAAGAAAAAAGAGCTTGAAGAAAAGATATTTTCGGAAAACGCTAACAAAAACGAATTTATAAATTATACTGAATTGTATAATAAGAACACCTCAAATGAAGAGGAGGCCGTTACATCTTATAATGAAGTAGTCTCTGACATGGATGATGTTTCAGCAGCAACTGAGATAATAAGTAATGTGGATTTTGATGATCCTGATTATGATCATTATCGAAAGATTACAGTGGACTACTTCGAAGGCGGTGCTGTCTTCGAATCTCTAAGCGGAGAAGAACTTGATGGATTTGACTTAATCGCAGGTGATGAATGGAGGGGTCGATTCGGGGAATTTACCCCCAACGTTGTGTATGTCAGAAACCATGATATAAAGACCGACTATGAGATTATAGACCACGAAGAACCGTATCCGCACCCAGAGGACGAATAGAGTTATGAGAAAAAGATATTTTCATTGGCTACTAAAATTTATCGGTAATGGACTTTGTAGAAAGAATAGTTATTTTGAGCTGCTGGAATATCTTTTTAATACTGAATTTGATTGGTCTATTCCGATGGATGAGAATAGAGCTGCTGATGGTATAGATTTACGGCATAGATTTGTAGTTGAATGTGACGAAGATCAGGAACTTTCTTATATATATTTATCAGGACCTGCTAGCATATTGGAAGTCTTAATAGCTTTATCAATTAAGATGGAATATGTTGCTAGAGGAAGTATTGATTTGTCGAAATCGAGCCAATGGTTCTGGGGAATGATTAAAAGCCTAGATATTTTAGACTGTTATGATGGGAATTTTGATGAGGAAAAAGTTGTATATTTCCTCGATAGATGGACTGATTTTGAAAGTGAGATTTCTATATTTCCTAGTGGAAAAGGAGAAATTTGGAATCAGGCTATGAATTTCTTGAGTGAGAAATTTTTATGAAAATTTTAGTTTTTGGGACATTTCCCACAAAAAATGCCCAAAATCCACAAAAAAAATATCAAATCCCATAAAGGGAAAAGTGGCTCAACGTCAGTAATTTCAACGCGTTGATATATCTTATATCCCACTTTCCCACTTTTTTTATATTATATGTATAAAGAATTTAAAAAATATATAAAGAAATAAAAACCCATTTTTTTCTGGTTTTTTGGAAAAAGTGGGATTTTTTAAATATTTAGGCTTGAAAGGAGCATTTTATGTTAGATTTTGTTCATATTAAGAAATATGAAAAGAATAAAAGCAAAACAGTAGTGAGCCCTGACTTTGTTATTACTCCATCCACCAAAGACATTATGATTAGAGGTGGATCTTTTTATGCCGTATGGGATGAAGAAGCTGGTCTTTGGACAAAGAATTTATATCGTTTAATGGAAATGGTCGATGATGAGGTCCAGAAAGAATATTATCGTCTATGTGGTAATCCTGAAATGGTTGGCATGGCATATTATGCTGAGTATATGAAGTATGAGAGTTCTGGCCTGCTACATAAATTCATTAGGTTTACCAAAGATTGTAATGATATTTGGACGCCGCTTGATCAGAAGCCTGTATTTAGGAATGATGTTGTAAAAAGATCTGATTATGCGTCTACTCGTCTTGAGTATGATATAGATCCTGAAGAACGTAATATCGAATTGTATGACAATATGATGTCGACATTATATTCTCCTAACGAGAGACGTAAAATAGAATGGGCGATTGGCTGCTGCTTATCTGGTGAAGTAAGTAGAGTTCAAAAGTTTATAGCATTATATGGCGGACCTGGTACTGGTAAGTCAACAGTCTTAAATATTATTGAGGCTTTACTTAGAGGATATTGGACTTCGTTCGATGCAGCTGCTCTTGGTAATAAAAGTGCACAATTTGCCTTGGAACCATTTTCAAGTGATCCGATAGTTGGAATTCAACACGATGCTGATATGAGCAGGATAACTGATAATACAAAATTTAATAGTGTTGTTTCTCATGAAAGCATGCAGACTAATGAAAAGTTTAAAAAGAGTTACAACAAGATATTTAACACTTTTCTTTTTATTGGTACGAATTCCCCAATTAAGATCACAGAAGCTAGAAGTGGGTTGAGCAGAAGATTGATCGATGTAAATCCAACAGGCAATACGCTGGATATTCAAACTTATAGGTCGGCTGTGGCGAGTATTGATTACGCGCTTGGTAGCATAGCTCATAGATGTATACGAGTTTATAAGACTTATGGGTCTGATTATTATAATTCTTATCGTCCAACAAAGATGATGGAGTTGACAAATGATATTTATGCATTTGTCGAAGATAATTTCTTCTTACTGCGAGACAAAGATTATGTGACACTTTCATATATGTGGGATTTATATAAACGGTTTGTTGATGATACCGGAATTCCATATAAAATGAAACGTCGAGATCTCGCTAATGAACTCCAATATTATTTTAAAGAGTTTGTTCTGGAGAAACATCTTCCTGATGGAACACATGCACGTAGTGTATATTCTGGTTTTAAGACTGAGTTATTTGATTCGTCTTTCCAAAATAGCGATGCTGTTCCACTGCCAGACTTCTTAAAACTTTCACCAGGATCATCATATTTTGATAAGACACATCAAGATTGTGCTGCCCAGTTATCAGGAGAAGACGATAAGCCTCTTCAAAAATGGGATGATGTCACAACAACTTTGGCGGATATTGACACAAGTCAAACTCATTATATTCGCATTCCAAAGAATGAAGTTGTTATCGATTTCGATCTTAAGGATGAAGAAGGTAATAAGTCGATAGAAAAGAATATCGAAGCAGCTCGTAATTGGCCACAAACATATGCTGAAGTAAGTAAGTCCGGAAGCGGATTGCATTTGCATTATATTTATGATGGAGATGTTTCTAAGTTAAGTAGAGTCTATGCCCCAGACATAGAAGTCAAAGTATTTACAGGTAAAAGTTCGCTTCGTCGAAAGTTAACTTTATGTAATGACTTCGAGATTACTACTATAAGCTCCGGACTTCCTTTGAAGGAGGAGAAGGCTATGGTTAGTGAAAAGGAGATAAAAAGTGAACGATCATTACGAAGTTTGATGAAGAGGGCAATGGGTAAAGAAATCCATGACTTCACAAGACCTAATATTGATTTCATAAAACATATTTTAGATGAAGCATATCAAAGTGGTCTGACTTATGATGTTAGTGATTTATATACCAGAGTCTTGGCGTTCGCCGGAAGCAGTAGTCACCAGGCTGAATATTGCGTAAGTGTCGTGCCGAATATGCATTTTAGATCTAAAGACAAAGAAGAGGAAGTTAAAAAGCCAGCAGAACCTATAGGTGCCATGCAACAGCCACCAAAAGGAAAGCTGGTTTTCTTCGATATTGAGATATTCCCAAATCTTGCTCTTATTTGTTGGAAAGCTGAAGGAGAGGGTAATCCAGTAATGAGGATGTTTAATCCATCTCCTGATGAGGTCAAAGATTTTGTAATGAGTTTTGATCTTGTCGGTTTTAATAATCGTAAATATGATAATCATATTTTGATCGGGCTTATTCAAGGTCTCAATAATGCAGAGATATATCATCTTTCTCAAAAGTTAATCGATAATGATCCTAATGCATATTTTATGACAGCATGGGACATTAGTTATACTGATGTTCTTGACTTCTGTAAAAAGAAACAAGGTCTTAAGAAATGGGAAATTGAATTGGGAATATATCATAAGGAGAATGAATTCCCTTGGTATGAACCTGTAGCGGAAAAGAATTGGGTTAAAGTTGCTGAATATTGTGATAATGATGTTCGTGCAACCGAAGCAGTCTTTAATGCATGCAGAGGAGATTTCCTTGCTCGAGAGATTCTTGCGGACTTAGCAGGCGGCACTGTAAATGAAACTACAAATGGTTTGACGGCAAAGATTATATTTGGTAGCAATAAAAATCCTCAAGATGTATTTAATTATAGATTTCTCGGAGATAAACCAGAGGGGGATAGCTTTACATATGTTGAGGCTACTAAATACGCATTAGGTGAAATAAAAAAGCCTAAAGGTAAACCATGGTTTCCTGGTTATACATTTGAATATGGCGTTAGTACATATCGTGGTGAAAAGATTGGGGAAGGCGGTAAAGTATATGCTGATCCAGGAATGTATTCAGGAATTGATACTGAAGACGTAACATCTATGCATCCTCATAGTATTTGGAACGAAATGTTATTTGGTGAAGAATATACAAAACGTTTTTATTCACTTGTTGAGACCAGAGTAGCAATTAAGCATGAGGATTACGATACAGCAAGAGTTATGTTTGACGGAAAGCTTTCTAAATATTTAGACGATCCTAAATATGCAGGAGCTATATCTGAAGCTCTTAAAATAGCAATCAATTCAGTATACGGATTAACATCAGCAAGTTTTGATAATAGATTCAGAGATAAACGGAATAAAGACAATATCGTAGCGAAGCGTGGAGCGCTAATGATGACGGATCTTCGATATGCTGTTGAAGAACAAGGTTATCATGTTGTCCATATCAAGACAGATAGTATTAAAGTCGAGAACGCTGATGAAAAGATAATTAAATTTATCAGAAGATTTGGCGAGGCTTATGGCTATACGTTTGAGACAGAAGCTCGATATTCTAAATTCTGTTTAGTCAATGACGCTGTTTATATTGCTAAAGAATCCGGTGGTAAACACGATGGAGAGTGGACTGCAACAGGAACGCAGTTCCAAGTACCATATGTTTTCAAAACATTATTCAGCAAAGAGCCGATTATATTTGATGATCTGTGCGAGTCTAAATCTATCAAAGAAGGAACCGCGATGTTCTTAGATATGAATGAGAATTATCCGGATATTTCTGAAGCTGAGAAAGAGTTGAGTTTAATAAACGATATTCTTAAAGTTCCTAAATATTGGGAAGATGAGAAATGCATGAAGCTCGTCGCTCGATATGAAAAACTTTATGGTGATTTCGAGCCTGATCGTAGAGAAGAATTGATCAATGAGATTAAAGCAGGACACAATTATGTTTTCGTTGGAAAGAATGGTCGATTCTGTCCGATGATGCCTGGATATGGTGGAGGATGGCTCGTTCGTGAGAAAGACGGAAAATATAGTGCTGTCACAGGAACAAAAGGATTCAGATGGATGGAATCAGAAAATGTAAAACTGCTTGATAAAGAAAGATATATTGATCGCACATATTATAACATTCTTGTTGACAAAGCAGTTGAGACAATTACGAAGTTTGGAGACTTCGAATGGTTTATATCGTAAAGGAGGAATACTATGGCTAATAAAATTACTGATAATCTTGTTTTGGAAGATGTTGAAATTATATTCAGGAACTTTTCAGGTAAAGAAGATAAATACAATAGAGAGGGAGATAGAAACTTTTGTGTCGTAATAGACGATTTACAGAAAGCGGAAGAGCTTGCTGGTATTGGTTGGAATATTAAACCATTACGTCCTCTTGAAGAGGGCGGAGAGCCAGGAGCATATTTACCAGTTGCTGTAAGCTATAAACGCGTTGAACCTAATATTTATATGGTTACTGGAAAGAATCAGGTTCGACTTAGTGAGAGCACTGTCGGTAATTTGGACTTTGCTGATATTAAACATGTTGATCTTATAGTTAGTCCATATAATTGGGAAGTCGGCGATAAATCCGGAACTAAGGCATATTGTAAAACTATGTACGTCACGATCGATGAAGATCCGTTCGCTAGTAAGTATAAATTTGATTCTATGGATGAACAGCTAGATGATATTCCATTTATGTAAGGAGGAGTATAATGGGTTTACTTCTGTATGATTATCAAATGGATGCTGTTAATAGAATGCATAATGGATGTATATTAGTCGGTGATGTTGGATCGGGTAAATCTAGAACATCACTCGCGTATTATCACAAAGAGCAAGGAGGAAGTTTAGACCCATTACAACCTATTACAAAAATGAAAGAGCCGTTGTATATTATAACGACTGCACAGAAAAGGGATTTGCTTGATTGGGAAAAAGAAGCGATCCCTTTTCTCTTTCCTGAAAAGCCAAAAATAGATAGTTGGAATAATATTAAAAAGTATGTTGATGTATCTGGTGCTTTTTTTATTCTAGATGAACAACATATTTGTGGATCAGGTGCGTGGGTTAAATCTTTTTATAAAATTGCAAAGAATAATAGGTGGATATTATTATCAGCAACTCCTGCTGATACATGGACAGATCTTATTCCTACATTTGTTGCAAATGGATATTACAAGAATAAAACTGATTTTTGTAGACAACATGTTATCTATGATCGTTGGTCTAAATATCCAAAAGTCGATAGATATGTTGATACTGGTAAACTATTAAAGTTTAAGCGTGAGACTTTAATCGATATGGAATATAGTACAAAGACTATAAAACATAAAAAATATATTACTGTTCCATATGATAAAGAGCTATATCGATATATTACTATGGAGCGTAAAGATCCATATTGTGACAACGCGCCTATTATAAATGCAGCAGGTCTTTGTTATTTATTGCGAAAAGTTGTTAACTCCGATATCTCAAGACTTGAAGCGGCTAAGGATATTTTGAATGTAAAGAAAAGAGTTATATTATTCTATAATTTCGATTATGAATTGGAGATGTTGAAAGCCTTCGATTGGGGTAAAGATATTTCAGTAGCAGAATGGAATGGTCATGCGCATCAAGAGATACCACAAACAGAGAAGTGGTTATATTTAGTTCAATATAATTCTGGAGCAGAAGGATGGAACTGTATAACAACAGATACAACTATTTTCTTTTCACAAAACTATTCTTACAGAATACTAGTTCAGGCATCGGGTCGTATTAACAGAGTCAATACTCCATTCACTGATTTATATTATTACCACTTCAAATCTAATGCCAGTATAGATCGAGCTATATTTTCGGCTTTAGCTAAAAAACAAAATTTCAACGAGAAACAATTTATTTATCACAAAAAATAGTTCGCGAAAAAAACAGCCCCTTTTATAGAAGAGAGAGCGTATATGTCGCGCTCTCTTAGCTTTTTCATAAAAAGGAGGCTTTATGAAAAACGAAAATAAGTTTCAGCGCGATCTAATTAAAGATCTAAAGAAACAATATCCTGGCTGTATCATTTTAAAAAATGATCCTAATTATATTCAAGGAGTTCCAGATTTAACGATATTCTATGAGGATAAATGGGCAACCCTTGAATGTAAAAAATCGCGTGATGCTAAACATCAGCCAAACCAGGATACTTATGTAGAGCAGATGAATAATATGTCATTCTCTCGCTTTATTTACCCAGAAAATAAAGAGGAGGTATTACATGAACTTCAACAAGCATTCAAACCTTCAGGGGTTACATGCATTCCTAGGAGCGAGTAAATATAATTGGCTCAACTACGATGATGACCGTTTAAGACTTGTTTGGCGAAATACTCAAGCCATTAAACTTGGAACCGAATTGCATGATTTAGCAGCTAGATGTATCAGATTAAATCAGCGTCTTCCGAGAAGTGAGAAGACTTTGAATATGTATGTCAATGATGCGATCGGTTTTAAGATGACGCCAGAACAGCCTTTATTTTATTCTGAAAATTGTTTTGGAACTTGTGACGCTATATGTTTCAGAAAGAATCAGCTCAGAATACACGATCTCAAAACTGGAAGCACTCCTGCCCATATGGAGCAGCTTCTTATATATACTGCTTTATTTTGTTTGGAATATGGAATAAAACCTTCAGATATCGCTATTGAACTTCGAATCTATCAAGGCGACGATATAATTGGTTATATTCCAGAAGCAGAAGAAATCATTCATATCATGGATAAGATTATATACTTTGACAATATAATCAAAGAGCTTAAAAGCGAGGAGTAACAGCGATGGGGAATTCGTTAACACATTATGGCATGCCTCGTCGTTCAGGACGATATCCTTGGGGTTCTGGAAAGATTCCATATCAACGAGGTGGCGTTGATTTTCTTGGAAGAATCGAACAGCTTCAGAAAGAAACCCCTGGAGCTTCCGAAAAAGAAATCTGCGATATGTTGGGCATGACAATCAATGAAAAGCGCGATCGTGAGGCTATATCCAAAATATATAGACGAAATGATCAAATAGCCCAATTAAATCATTTGATCGAGAAAGAAGGATATTCTGTCAATGCAGCTGCGGCTAAAATGGGAATAGCTGAATCGACTGCAAGATCTCTTCGTAATAAAGAAGCAGAAATGCGTAATAATGAAGTTCTTGCAAAAGCCGAACAGTTGAAAGCAGCTGTTGAGAAAAAGGGCATAATTGACGTTGGTGCCGGTGTTGAAAGACAACTCGGAGTGTCCGACACAAAAATGCAAGAAGCTATAACGCTTCTTTATGATAGAGATGGTTACGAAGTCTGGACAACATCCATACCACAAGTAACAAATCCAAGTCAGCGTACAATTTTAAATTTATTATGTCCTCCTGGTACATCTCATGCTGAAGCTTATGAAGCTTGTAAAAATGCAAAGGTTCATAACATTGAAGATTTTGATTCCAACGGAGAATTGATTAAACCAGGAAAGGTTCCTGAACCTCCAGTTAGTATTAGCTCAAAAAGGATTAAAGTTGCTTATGCTGAAGATGGTGGAGAGGAAAAGGACGGACTTATATTAATAAGGCGAAATGTAGATGATCTTAATTTAGGAAACTCTAAATATGCGCAAGTTCGTATAGCTGTTGATGGAACCCATTATCTTAAAGGAATGGCCGCATATTCTGATGATATTCCAGATGGATATGATATTGTTTTTAATACAAATAAGAAACGCGGTACTCCACTAATTGGAGAAAAATCGGTTCTTAAAGCTTTTAAAGAGGATAATCCAGATAACCCATTTGGCGCTGAAATAAAAGAAGGTGGACAAAGTTATTATACCGATAAAAATGGAAAGAAACAGCTATCCGCCATCAATAAGGTAAATGAAGAAGGTGATTGGGGAGAATGGAGTAGGACTCTGTCTGCACAATTTCTCAGCAAACAGAATATACCATTAATGAAAAAACAATTGAATTTGTCGGTTGCTGATAAAGAGGCAGAATATGATGCTATTATGAAACTGACTAATCCGACAATCAAAAAGCATTATCTTATAGAATTCGCTAATGAGTGCGATTCTGCTGCATCTCATCTCCAAGCTGCGGCACTACCAAGACAGAGAGTACAGGTTATATTACCAGAGCCTTCTGTTAAACCAACTGAAGTATTTGCTCCTAATTTTAGAGATGGCGAAAAGGTTGCTCTCGTTCGATATCCTCATACTGGGCCTTTTGAAATACCAATCGTTACAGTTAATAATAAAAATACTAAAGCGAAAAAATTAATTGGTCCAGATTCAGCGGATGCTATAGTTATTAACAAGAAAACTGCAGATAGATTATCTGGAGCAGATTTCGATGGCGACTCTGTAACGGTAATACCATTAAGTAGTAAGGTTAAAGTTACATCGACACCACCACTTAAAGGGTTGGAAAACTTCGATCCTAAGGAAGCGTATCCAGGATTTCCTGGTATGAAAAAGATGACCAAGCAACAAAAGGGTATTCAGATGGGTCAGGTATCAAACCTTATTACCGATATGTATATTAAAGGTGCAACCGATGAAGAGATGGCCAAAGCTGTAAAACACTCAATGGTTGTTATTGATGCTGAGAAGCATGGATTAAACTATCGTAAATCTGCAAAAGATAATGATATTGCTGCGTTAACAGCAAAGTATCAAGCTCATACTCAAAACAATCCAGAAGTTGTTGATCGAGCAACTGGTAAATCAACATTCGGAAAAACTAAACATGGTCCATCTACTTTAATATCTAGAGCTAATGCGGGGATAGACATTCTTGAAACTCAAGGCAGCCCGTATATTAACCGAGAAACCGGGGAACTAGTTTCAAAGAAGTCTGGTCGATCATATGTAAACAAGAAAGGACAGACTGTATATCCTACAGAAAATACTTCTGAAATGTCTACAGTCCGTGATGCAAATGTTCTATCATCTGGATATCCACAAGAAAAGATATATGCCGATTATGCAAATAAGATGAAGTCGATGGCAAATGAGGCTAGAAAAGAATATATATCTACTGCGGATATGAAGAAATCTTCTAGTGCCGCCAAGACCTATAGTAAAGAGGTATCCTCTATTAATGCTAAACTTAATAACGCCCTACTCAATGCCCCTCGTGAAAGACAGGCACAAATCATTGCTGGAAACAGAGCTCAAATTAAAAAGGATGCTAATCCTAGTATGTCTGATAAAGATTATAAAAAGATTAAGAATCAGGAGCTAGCAAAAGCAAGAGTAGAAGTGGGGTCTAGTTCAAAGAATAGGAAGATACTAATAACGGATGCGGAGTGGAATGCTATACAGTCTGGGGCTATAACTAGTACCACCCTTAATAAGGTGCTTAATAACACGGATCCGGATGCTCTGCGGTCTAGAGCTATGCCTAGAGCAGCCTCGACCCTATCCACTGCCCAGCAGAACCGTATTAAGGCCTATAGGGCTTCTGGTTTTACTAATCAGGATATAGCTGACGCACTGGGTATATCAGCTAGTACTGTTTCTAAATACGCATCAAAGTGAGGTGATTAAGTATGATTGAATGTATGTTGACAACATTTGATAATCCTTATGATCCATTTGATCAGTTTGATGAATGGTATCAGTATGATCTAGAAGCTGGATACTCAACCTTGTCTTATCTTGCTAGAGTTACTTACTTATCTGAAGCTTTAACAGATAAAGAAGAATCAGATGAAATAGAAAGAGCAATTGATGAAGTAATCAAATACGATTTCAGAAACATTTATAAGAAAGTTAAAAAAGATGTTAAGGAAGACGATAGAGATTACGAGAAAGAAACAAAACTTTTAGAAGAACAATTAAAGTTAAATAGTTAAATTAAATAAAAATTTTTTTAAAAAAAATTATTTAATTTTTCTGAATAATTACACTTTTTCTTCAACTTTCTGCTTATCTAAGACCATTATTAGACCATATAGGGCCTATTAATGGTCTTTATAGGTAGGCGGGGGTCCGCCAAAAAGACACCCCCCTATGAAT